GTAGTATGGTTTGCCTTCAAGAATGCCTTGCAAGCACATCAACTTATTAGAACCACGGTCAACTTCGTCAATCAACAATACGGCACCTTTCTTCATCGCTTGAAGAACCGGACCATCACGATTCACCACATTACCATTGATAAGAGTAGGACCACCAAGCAGGTCGGTCTCATCAGTTTCAATGGAGATATTCACACGAATACACTCACGATTCAATTCAGCACACACTTGCTCAACCATCAAGGTCTTGCCGTTGCCTGATAAACCAGTAACGAATACAGGATAGAATGCCTTGCTACTAATGATATTCTTCATATCTTTATAGAAACCAAACGGCACATAATCAGGCCACTTTGCAGGCACAGCAGAATCAGATTCATCAATCATTTTTGGTTGACGGAATTCTAACACTTGGCCACCATTAACAACTGCCGAATTTTGTAATGCAACTTCTAATTCTTCTTCTACTACAGGTGCCGATGCTTTGGTTGTTTTCTTGGTGCCAATATTAGGCAACAAATACTCACCACGGGGACCATTACGATATTCTGTTTTGGTAACAAACCAATATGGATATGGTACGCCAGTTTCACTCACTACATGAGCAATGCCATCTCTGGTCAATACTGCACCAACACCAAAAATCTTTTCAGCTGCTTGCACAAAAGCAATGCCGTTTTTATTTAAATCTGCCATATACGCCTTTCACAATAATCATATTTAATGTACCATTATACAGGTACCGCACCATAAGTCAAGAAATATTTTCAATCTGTTGTTTTTAAGCAACACATTCCTCATCTACCCAATCTTCCATAATCATACCATAACTAATCGATTCACCTTTAGGATCAAACTTTGAATATACCTCAATGATTTTATCTAATGGTACTCCTGCTTCTCTCATGGCACTACACATACAACCTGCACCATCATCAAACCCAGCATTATAAAAACTTTCTGCTTCATCTTTAATAGACGGATTGCCATAACAAGATTTGAAATTATTAAACCAATCTTTTACAGTCTTTGAGTATTTTGTATTTTTCATATTATCCACAAATGGCATATTCTGCCAATTCTTTCCAATTATTATTAGGATTAGATTTACGAATCTTGGTTACTTGAATCAAAGTCCGCAAAGATAACTCTTTCACACCATCGGCCAACTTGGCAATCAAATTCAAAGCATCATTCTTTGCAACCAAATCAAAATCAGGCATGAAATCTTTTTCTTTCACCAAGAAACGCATACGCTCTACTTTTTGTGTTGCTGTCATTGTCACATCAACTGACATAGACCGTGAAATGATTGCTTGGTCTAGTTGTGATGAGGACATATTAGAGATAAACACCACACGACCTTTAAATTCAAATGAGGTCGGTAAATCTTCATCTTTAATATCTGCACGCCATGAGATGATACGCTTTGAATAAGAATCTAAAGCACCTTTCAATATGTTCAATGATACAGGATCTTTTAATACTGAATCACAATCATCAAATACAATAATTGAATTACGATTCTCATACAAGGTACGATACAAACCTTTAGGTGTAGAATAACCTTTAATTACAACAAACGCATTTTTTGGTACTTGGGCGCCAATCTCATAATCATCAAGAATGGACATATCTTTGAGTCCAGCTTTTCTCAATGTGGTGGTAACTGTATGAGATTTACCAAGACCACCAGGTCCTGTCACCACAACGGAGGGTTGGTCACCTTTGGCAAGCATTACAATCATATCAGATAAAAAACCGAATCGTTGGTTAATTGTAAATTTTGATTCTGTTGGTTCTGATACAGATTGCTTGCCTGCTTTTTTGAGGACATATTCTAAATGCTTCAAATTGCTACGCTTTACGGTTTTGCCATTAATTGTGGCGGTGTATTTTCCATTAACATATTTAATTTCTGACATATTATTCCTCACTCACTAAAACAACCATTATACACGAACCACAGAATACCACAAGCATTATTTACCAGACTGTTGCTTTTTGGCAACATCGATGTGCTTACACTTTCCACGATAACCAAACCCCACGCAATTACACCGATAGTTTCCATTACTTTCCGTAATATAGTAAGTCTTACCACTATCGGACTGCACAGCAATGCCTTCGGGCGCCTCCTGCACGCTCTCCAATGTTTTACCAAACGCTTCCAAGGCACGGTGTCTGACCTTCTCAAACTTACGCCTACGGGTATCAATCTTCATTGGTTTATTCATTATCACCAACTCATCATTGCTCGCCTTGGCATATGCCAGAATATTGGACTTACCATCAAATAGGTAAGTATGATTCGGCACCACAAACTCCGAATTATCCCATTCTGTAACTTCTTTATATGCACTAATTCCCATTATTCTACCCACCATTCAATTTTAGGATTATCTCTTTCATACAATTCAACCAATTGATCCATAGTCCACAAATCATCCGTTTCAAACGTTTCTAACCAATGACCAAATCGAGCCCATGATGAATCTTTCATAGGATCAACACCGATTTCTGCACCAAAAGGACCTAGACCATCACCATTGCAATCAATACGACCACACGAATACGATTGAATAATCTCATTATACTCAAACGATTCACCAGCTTTTCTGCCAGTCAATTTAGAATCTTCGGTAAGTGTTCGTGTTACTCTTTTGGTTAATCCACGGTCAATATACCATTGCATATTGATAACACCCATCCAATTGGTAGAATATCTAATTGGCATTAGTATCTTTCACCAGTGTAAACTTCTTCATAGATTGATTTGATAACTTCACTCTCATGCTCATCGGCACAATATTCCAATACATCTTGAACCGTATATTGGCCAACATGAATAACCCTACCCGATTCAAATTCAACCATATAAACTCTTTCAAAATCCGAATCATAACTCATAGATAATCCTCTTCATCAATTTGCCAACCTTCAGCACGCAACTGTTCACGACCACTTGCCGTTTTCTTCATAGCATCAAAAGCATCATGTATGCCATTAATACTTTCAATCAACCAATCACGGCTACGCCATTGTTCTGGTGTTGCAAAACGAGGACGAAAGCCATGAAAATCTTTATGAAAATCGGAAAAATATGATTGTAATTCATCCACGTCCATACTATCAAAATGATTATCACTCATATTACACCTCTAATGTTAATGTTTCAATATGCACATCTTCTTTTTCACCTAAATCTTCTGGTTTAATCTGTTTTTCAACTGACCACATAAATTTTTCTGCCTTATCATAATCAGTAAAAGCTCGGAGATTCAACCACTCCCATCCACTAAAATCTACCAATTGGCCAGATTTTACAATATATACATTATTCATCATTTTCACCTGTTAAATAATCAACCGTTTCAATAATACAATCATCAGCGCAACTCATCAAAGATGCAACATGAGCACTTACCTTCAATTCACCAGCACCTTTGGCATCTGCCCAATGATAAACATCCGAAAGAAGACTTTGTGCTTGTTCTAACTTTTTAATCAATTCGCTTTGTGTCATAATTAATGACTCCTATTATTTGCCCAGCGGACACCACGATTAAAGGCATCACGCTCAATACGAATTTCTCTAGTATCACGGTCACTACGCTGATATACATCAAAAGCATAAGCATTACACTTTTTGGTAGAATAACTACCATTAAAACGGGGACCACGAAAGCAAACATAATACTTGGTAAAATCAATAAACTTCTTTACTTCTTCATACAAAGTAATTGGTACTGCTTTATAACTTGAACGAAAATTGGCTGGTGCCTGATAATTCTCTAATGCTTGGCACATTGCTATTTCTTTTAAACGATATTCCATAATATTCCTTAATTATCTAACAAAAGTATGAAAAGTATCTTCATACAATTCTACAATAGTATCATTATGCAATTCACGGTAATTATTCTCTAATAATTGCACGGTCAAACTAAAAAGCTCCGACTTCTTGAGCTTTTTAATATCTTTTACATCTTCAGCAATCAATTCAACAATAAAGTGATTAATTTTTCTACTCATTAGTAACCTCTTACTTACTTAAATTAATTACACGAAAATCAAACTCATGAAAACTAGTTTGGTGTGGTACAAAAGCAATCTGGTCAACACGGTTTCTAGCAGAAACTTTGGTTTCATATTTTTTAAACTTATCGACCGTTACTTTTATTTTGTATGAATTAAAACCAGACTCATTAGAATTGGCATCAATCACCACACCTTCAATAAAAGCATCATCACGACCTGCCATTGGTTTAAAATCATATGCACGAATGATATCACCAACAGTAGCAATTCCTTCAAATTTCAACATAATATCTCCTAATCAATTAATAAAACCATTATACAGGTACCAATGAATACCACAAGCATTTTGTCATGTTACCGCTTATATACTTGGTCTTTACTTTTGGTTATGTTGTATCCACGCAACAGTTTTTGTTCCACAAACAATTCCACGATTGGTTGGTCATCATTAAAACCTTGTTGGAGTGATTTTAATTCACTTACCACAAATTGCCATGTATTCATTTTATTCTACCTCTACTTTATTTAAATAATCTTGCAAATGACCTTGAACTCTATCATCCTCAGCCGAATAGAATACAAATTCACCCATTTCATGGCGATATTCTGTATCAACATATTCAAAACCACCATAATACTGTAAGGCACGGTCGTTTGCTTTATATACAGCAATACAATCAGGTGATATAAACAAACTACCTGACCTATTATCAAGACCTAATTTGACAGCAGGCACCTTTTCCATTGTACCAATATAATTATCGGTCAATTCGGTTACTTCGTCAATCAATTTGAATAAATTCATATTATTCTACCTTTTCAATACCAAGGATAATGCCTTGGGTCATATAAACATGGTTAGCGTATTGAATTGCTAATTCTAAACTTTCCCATTCTTCACCACCACAGCAATATACAGTTTCCATACTACCTCCTTATAATAATCTTACTAATAACCACTCATAGAATGGTTATTATAAAATCACGGTGTAATAAATTCTTTGGTTAATACCGATACAATCTTTTCCAATGATACATGGCGCCGTCTTTCCAATTTTTTCTGTTGAAATAATGCTACCGCTTTATCATAATTGGACATAGATTTAATATCATTACAACCAAACTTAGGTTCGTACCAACTAACCTCATATCTAATATTTTTAAATGTTTTCATATTATGCCGCTATTTTAATCGTATACTGATAATCATTACCTACTGGATATTTTACGAAACCGCTAATATCCTTCTTTGCCTTACCTTTGGCATATAAACCAACCACGCAACCTTTTGGATCAAGAAAGCGTAAATCAGACTCATCACCATTAAATACGGTTAGATTATGATTAAAGAATTTCTCAGGCATTTTGGTGCCTTTCTTAATACCAAATACAACCGCAATATTAAGACCTTCATTAACCGCCTGTTTACAATCTAGGTAATTACCATCCGCCATACTGAATGTAAGGTGATAATTAGTAATGCCTTTTACTTTACGACCGAGCACCTTAGTATAATCATAAAACTGGATATTAGGGAATGCTTCGAATATGTTAGTATATACTACATTACCTAATTTTGCTGAATACTTTTCCCATGATAAATCAGAGGTGCCATTTAATCTGAATACAGGAATAAGACCTTTTTTCTCAGATTGCTTAATAGCCAATAGAATATCTTTGACTAATAATGACATAAACTCTTCCCGATTATCATAGAATAATTGAGTTTTACGAATTCTCGCCTTTTGAATAGTATTAGTATTCTCACCTTTTTTAAACATACCACCACGACCGGCAGTATTAAGGCAGGCATCAATACAACCAACGGTTGCTTTTGGACAAGTATTATGACCAGATAATGATGCTGGTGCTAAATGTAGAATGTAAGTATTATAACCTTGCTTCATTCCCTTTAAGGTTTTGGGATTACCTAAACTTAATAATTTCATAATTACCTTTTATTTCCTATTCTCAAAAATTTCAATCGAGTAATGCCGTATTTAAAAAACCATTATACAGGCATTAGAATACACCACAAGCATTATGGCATATTCTAATGACTATTCTTGGTGAAATACCCTGAATAATCACTAACCTGTTGTATTAACACAACGGTGCTGCTTTAATCTCATTATGTCCCATTAATATGGTATTAACAGGTTCGGTACGCCACCTTAATGATATTGGAGTTTCCAGTTTAACTGTATATACAATACGTTTACCATATAATCTACTGGATTCTACTGTACCGATAATCGCTTCATTTTTAAATAAACCAATTACCCTTGTATTATCTGCAATATACTTCATAATGACCTTTCAATATGTAAATTACCACTCATAACCATAAACTCCGTATCAATATCACTAAAATGATAAGATAATGATACAACCAAACATAATACAATATACTTCATAAACATACTCCTAATAATATTACTAATGGATACTCAATGAATATCCACTATAATACTACTCTGATATTAGATTAATAGCGTCCCGAATATCACCAGAAGCATTAACCAGATAAGATAATGGTGAATCCATATCGTCAATATCATTATCATCTGGATAATCACCGATAACAGTATCGATTAATTCCTGCGCTTTTTCTAATAATGCAACCATATCTGATTTAGATAAACTCATAATAATACTCCTATAATTAATAAAACACTTGATAATAATAATAGCTTGATATACTGCTTATCGATATAAGTCATAATCAATGACCACAAGCAGTAAGAAAACGGTTAATATCGAATAATCTATTATCATTTTTAAACTGTACCGCTAAATCGGAACATAATTGAAATGATGCTTTATTGTCATTTAGTGACTTTGCTACGATAATATAGTGCTTTTTACTCATATAATACTCCTTTATAATAATTAGTAATAATGTCGTTGATTATGTCGCAAATATAGTATACCATTCGAGTCTTAGTTTCTGTTTCTGATTATCCTAGAGCGTCCTAGTTAATCCACAGAGATTTTCCGAGCAGTATCTCTTATTCTCAATATAATAAACTTCAATATAATCAATAACTTACTAATAACCACTAAGCACCTCAGAGCATAATGGTTATTATAAATCATTTACTATTATACTCTATATGATTAAGCAGATAATTTTGCTTGTAATTTGGCAAGTTTATCAGCAGCAGCATTAATCTGCGCTTGTATTTTTGCTTTTTTCTCATTTTCTTTTTGCTGTTTAGTAAATACTGCCATTATCTTTTTGTCTTTTACTTCCTCAGAGATAATGCTTTTAATTGTTTTTACTAAAGCACGTTTATCAGCTAATGATAATGATTGGATTGTGTCGATTAATAACATATAATTTCCTTTTTAGTTTATATTAAAGTGATACTTGATTAGATAATGCTACTACAAATGGTTTATTACTATATTTTCTTGATTTTCTTGGTTTAGCAGTAATAATACGATTGCCGCTATTCAGATAATCGAGAATATCTTTTTGAATTTGAATATCGGCAATAATCTTCGCATTTTGCACTGGTTTTGGATATACTTTGCCAGTAAATGATTTAGCGATATTATTAGCAATATCATATTCAGAAGGAGTATTATCAGCAGCGATTTTCTCACGCTTTTTAATAGATTTTAAATCTTGATTAACGCAAGATAATAACTGTTTTAATTCTGCGATACTCATATTAGATAATGCTTTTAAATCGTTATTCATATAATATAATACTTTCAAATAATAAAATTCTGAAATTTTCACTGGAAGTGTTGTATGGAAACAACAGCACCGAGCGAAAATCTCTCTACTCTTGGAGTATACAGGAACTGGTAGAATTGTCAACCGTTAATTTTGCGCTTCTAAGTGGTTGATTATATTGAGGATAATACTGTAGCGATTTGGTCAAGTATTATGGTATATAGAGAATGGCACGATGGGCGCCTAGGTGGGGCAAGGGTCGGAGAGGTGCGGAGCCAGCTCCGGAGCCGTGTGGTGGTTGAGTGGGATACTGGCTGCGGATGCCTCTGGATCCGTGTGGGGACTGCTTCGTGACTGCTCTAGGACGCTTGCCTGGTACTGCTCGGAGGGTCACTCTGAAAACGACTATATGGTGTAAGGGGGGAGGGGGTGGAGTAAAGTGTTAAGCTAAAAACGTGCCACCAGGTCAAACTCTTTTTTTCGATTTTTTATTTTCTGGGGCCAGACTTAGAGTTTCGAAATTTTTTTCTGCGGACCGGTTTAATGGATTCTTTAAATTCCAGAAAGGTCATCATTCTTTCGCCTTCTACCAACTTCTTTTGGTATTCTCTATACTTGTCATTCAATGAAACCGTATACAGAGTTTTTTTGAAAGCCTCTCTATTAAGGGACTTGGTAACATCATTCTGGTGTAGCCCTACACCTTGTGCTTTTTGTCTTTTCACTTCTTCGATTTCCTGGATTTTTTTTCGGACCGGTCCTCAGAGGATTCTTCGTTTATACACTTCTGTTTCCATTCTTCGTCCAGATGCTGATACTCCGCCTCAGAGACCTCTTTGTCATTCCAGAACCATCTTTTTATCTTTATTTCGGTCATATTCTTGTATCCATATCAATGCCTCATCAAAGTTCATCCAATCAGACATAGGTGTATCTTTCATATCTGCCCATTGATATTCTTTGATACCATTAGAGATTCTCTTATTCAGCATCATAGAGGGTCATATTCAATACCATTGTCTATGTTAGTATCGAACCAATGTTGTTTACGCTCTACGGCCAGTTTTGCCCAAGTGGCATCGATATAGTTACCGAGGTAGAGGTGGTTGTTGACATCGATATAGCAAGATGCCTGACTTCTAGTACCAGTCATACCGACACGGGATACTTCGCCAATGATACGACCGGTTCCTACTTCGTAATAGAGATAGTTACCTAACAGAGAGCCTTCGACCCAATCGTAATCTTTACTGGTTTTTATCATTAGATTTTTGTGGCTTGTTTGATAATGAGATTTTCGTATGGGTTACCATAAGCATCTTCGCATCTCCACAGTTGCTCTGAGGGAGGATGTTGTGGAACGCAGGTAACTTGGCCGGCATCCATGGCTTTGAGTTTCTCTGCGGAGATGGTAGGTTGAGGTTCGGAGTCGAATAATCCGGAAGCGCTGGAAAGCGCCGCCAAAATCAGAGCAGTTAGAGATAGGAATAGGATCTTTTGTGTCGCCGTTTGCATGATATTATTTTCTTAATTCTGTTTTGATGGTTTCGATAGTTTCGATAATAGTGTCTATGAGAACTAACCAAAGGTTGGTGATTTCTCTGACGGGATGGGTGAATACTTTAATGAGTGCAACCAAGGAGGCCGGCACAATAATCAGGAGTGTAATAATAACTCCAATAAAACCTAATATAGTCATTTGTCTTTCCAGTTAAATCCAAGTAGTTTATGTAATTGTTTCTGTAACCAAGTCGGTTTCTTTTCGAGTCCAATATTAACACCACCAATCGATAATGTACCAACAGGATTATTTGGCGTGATGGTCAATTGTGGATTGATTGCAGTTGCCCATGTGGCACCAGCAGTAGTGAAAAGAACTTGTTGTTCGGTAAGCACAATCGGTGGTTTTGCACAACCAGTATAATCAAGTCCTAATGGTATCTGTTCAGTCAGCGGAAAGAAGAATTGAATCTCTGTCTGTCGAGTATACTTTGGACAAATATAATTGTCCCAATAAGCCCATTCTCTATCTTCGCTGGTGAATGTTGTCATAGTTTCCAGACCCATTGATAACCGCTATAGATTCTTTCTTTACCAATCAGGTCCATAAACTCTTTAACATAACCACCTTTACCCACGGTGTCAAAGTTATCATCTACACAAATCATCGTACCTTCTCTGAGGCATGGCATGATAGCGGTCAACTCAAAGATGTGGTGTAGTGATGACGGATGTGGATTGTCCATATCAAAGTCAAATGAATCCAAATAGAGTAAATCAATCTTTCTATTTTGTGCCACCCATACTTTGGATTGATTATACAGAAACTTTACTGAATCAGAACAGGTGAGATTGGCCTTCTTGGCCGTGGCGGCCGCAAAACGAACATTGTCTGGATTAATATCAACCGAATAAAGTTCACCACCATGATAATCAATGAAAGTATCAAAGATGGTAGTGGACATACCATCACCTTCGAAATTGTTTTCTTGTCTGGCACAACCAGTTTCAACTACCAACGGATCACTTATCTTGCCAATGTGATTGAGCATCATGGCAAATGATGGTGCTCGTTTAGTGGTCTTTGATACTAGTTCATTTAGATGTTTGATTTGTTCTTCTGTCATTTTTCACTTTTCTACATTCTTCTTTCACACTTACAGGATAATCGGGAGATATTTCTGCAAGCGAACAATCATAAATTACAACACTACTCTGTTGTTGATAGTGATATGTAATATACCCAATGAGTATGATTACACTTAAAGTCAAACTAATGATTTCTGCTAATGATTTCGTTGTTTCCATAAATCCTCACAAATAGATTTTTTGTCAGCAAGAGATAAACAATCATCCATAAACTCTTGTTCTGCTTTACTTATCTGTTTAGATTCTACAGGTTTAACAACAGGTTTCACTTCTACCACGGGAGGTGGTGTATTCAGTTCTTCAACGATTACAGGTGTTGTAGATGACTTTGCCACCACGGCAATATCTGGTTCGTGGCGAGAGAAAATGAATATCACAATCAAGGCAAAGAAACCAGCCAGTAAATACTTCCAATATAATACGGCAATTATTCCTATACCAATGGCAATCACCGTGAAGATGATAATGGTTTCTAATCTACCTTGAGTGATTCCTAAGGTGGTTAGAATTTGATTATAGTCCATGATTACTTCTTACGGACAGGATCACAATGCACATTGATAGGAACTAATACCTTGCCATGAGCAGTTGTTTGTGTAACATACTCAACATAAGGTTTCATATCAGCTTCTTCACATTCAGTAACACCACGAATGACATCACGGCGTTCCATCTTTTCCACTTTTTCATATCCTGAAACCTGAGGTGGTTGTGAGGCACAAGCTGGCAATAATAACAAGGGCAATAACAAAATATACTTCTTCACTTTACATCTCCATAAGGTTATACTACATTCAAATTATACTACAAAAATTGACCATGGTCAATACTTTTAAAAATATATGCCATTGTCATCAAACTGTAATGCACCGCAACATATATATTAGTATAAACACTAATAGTATTAACACTAATAAGGAAGCATTATGAAAATCATTAAAACAATCTGGTCATTCTTACTCGACATGGCTGAAGCCAAGTATGCTGCTGATTTAGCCAGAAACGGCAAAATTAAAGAAGCACAAGCAATCTACAAATAGTCTTAACAACCAGTCCAACGGATTGTGGCATAATCTTTATTGATTACATTACCACGAGGAAAGTTTTTTGCTGGTGCTTTCCAACTTGCCGCTTTCCAAATATTGCCTTCATAATCTACAAATGAATGGCAAGACCTCTGACTGCTTGTACCATTGTTATAAAAATGAAATATTTTGATATATTTGGATCCTGCTTCGAAACCTGTTGCAAATCCTAAATCAGTTTTGAATTCACAACTACGACCAAAAGAAGCATAGTTTGCTTCCAAGTGTTTTTGATATTCTTCAATATGAGGAAGAATCTTTAAAAGTTTTTCGCCAGTTTTAGTCATTATACAGCCTCGTCTGCAAGATTGTAATATTGTTCAATAACATCTTGGATTTTCTCCACAGATAAATCATATTTTTCTGCTAATTGTGATTCACTCTCACCACGAGCATAATCTTCAATAATATCAATTACCATACTTTTGTAATAACCCATAATAAAACTCCTTCTCAATTGTTGGTACCATTATACACGAACCACGGAGGATGGCAATACCGCTGTTGTTTTGGTACAACACTATTGTGGTACTTGCTTTTGGAGGTGGTCAATTAATTCGGTAATTAATTTTCTCGCCATGGTACCTTCAAAAGTCCAACATCTAATTCTCCGTAGATGTTGCAATAAATCTCTAATGTCCATTACCAGTGTTTCACATCATTAACGGACAGTTTATATACTCCAAAGTCCTGTTTGGAAAATGTCATGCTATAACTTTTACCTTCTTCGAAATTGTAATCAAATCCATCACCCTTGTTAACAAAGAATTCTCCAGTGAAAACACTATTACCGGCAACTTGATATACACCAATATTTTGTTTTCCTGGTTCAATATCTAGATATATGATATTGTTACTATAATTAAAATGTCCTACAATTTCATTGTTGACAACTAAGGAAGCAATTAATGATTTTCTCATTTTCAATGGATTTCCCCATCCAACGCCTTGAGCCTCAAACACATCAATTCGAACTCGAGCCATTCCTTGCTTTGCCATAAAATCTTTAACAGGAACTTCAATTTCAACTAATTCACCTTTAGGTTTAAAAAGTTCGGATGATGTTTGTGTTCTATAAGTATCTATTGGCCAGGATAAAGCATTGGTGCTAATAAAAAATAATGCAACTAATAAAATCTTTTTCATAATTAAATTTGTTCCTTCGTAAAGATATTCGACCAAGTTTTTAATTTAGTTCTTTTATTTTTTCTAGCTTGATTAATATATGAATCAGATAAAGTTCCATTTTCAATTAAGATATCAACCATAGCTAAAAGGTCACCAACTTCCTCTTCCAATTTCCATTTATTGCTTGGCGCTCCTTCTGGCCATTGTGTATCTAATCCAAAACGAAATACTTTTGATATCGCTTGGGTAACTTCAGCACATTCTTCTTGTAAAATTAGTAGTGCTTCTCTTGTTTGGTCATTCATTTGGATCTTCAATAAATTTAATCACAGGCAAAACATTTGCCACAATCGTCTGTGCTTCTGTATATGTTGAACAAACAACACGACAAGTAAACACTCCATCTTTAATAGAAAGGTCAAAAGGCATCGCTTCACCTTTTGGCATCCATTCTTCTTCGATATAACAATGCACATACCAAGCTTTTGCTTGTTGTGCTCGTTTAATCATATCATCATAAATCTTCTTTGGATTAAAATCATCCGCTTCTGTAATATCAGGCATTTTCGTTCAGTAATGTAGGGGTTGATGGACCAACATATTGTTCAGCAATTAACTTAGCTTCATCTAATGTCACCGCAGTTCTCACCATACGCCATTCACCATTCTCATAGTGTTCAATGGTGTAATGTGATTTACGATTAAAAATATCAGCAACTCTATTTCCATTCTCTACAATTAAATCAGGTTTCATTTTGTTTCCTCTAAAATGCCATCGAAAGCAAACAGTTTGGCTGCTTCTTCGGCTTCTTCTTCATTATTAAAAAATTTAGTTAATTTTGAACCAGTTACGGTATCAATAAAATCAACAATGTAAAATGGTGTTACAACACAAGTTGCAAGGAAGCCAATTTCGGCAATACGGTGTCCTTGGGCACCCATAAAAGTTACAATTTCTTGAATCATGATATCATTCCTATAAATCTGTTTAGAACAACACGGTTAGCAACTCGACCACCAGCATACTTACTGAAAGCCGAAACAAGTCCACGAGTGGTGGCATTTTCTCTTACTTCAAAAACACCATCTTCTTCTGTGTTTAAAGCTTCAGAGCGGAGAACATAATACTCATCAAAACCGGCAGTTTCAATGACCGCAAATTTGTTCTTACGGAAGGTTACTTTGATTTTCTCAAAGTCAACCGACTTCGGATAAAATTCATACATTTTACGATTAAATTCACGACCAGAAATCACATAGAAACCAAGCACATTACAATTTGTTCGAGATTTTAATAATTTAACATAAGCAGATGTATGTGAAGCACAACTATATATATTGTCAACAGTTTCTTGGTGTTTGGTTTTTGGGTCACGAATAACCATGCCGTTTTCTGACCTACTGGAACCATAAGTATATTCATGACTTTTGCCGCCCATTCTACCAGATACAGGATCTAATTCATACTTGTTACGAATTGTGTGTCCTTCACCATCAGTCAAAAATACAGCATTTACAATTTGTAATTTATAGTATTTCTGAAACTCAGGAACAATTTCCATAGCAGCAATGGTAGCTTCGTTTAATGGTGTGCCACCCATTCCCATCCAATGTGGAATATAGCGAGGACTTCCAGACCAACGAACCAATGAAGTGGCCGCAAAAGTAAATTCGCCAGCAGTCATTTTACTTGATAATAGATTCATCAGATAAAAATTTCTGGCTTGTAAATCACCATCTTTAGGAGTAATTGTGTAATCATGTGATGCATGGGATTCTGGTGTTGCAAAAGCATATACTTCATAAGGAATATTTACTTTCTTGCAAAACATCACCAATGAGAGTAATTGTTTTACAGTATTCTCAATATGGTCAGACATAGAACCAGACCAGTCAAGGAACATTACAAGACCATGTGATTTACCATTCGGCACAACCGAAATCTTTTTGAAAATATCTTCACTAAATTGATAGGCGAAAATCTTCTTCATATCAAGGTCGCCAGTTTTGGCAGTAGAAGCCCGTTTCAACTGGTCGGCATTTTTACGCAATTCAAATTCTTTGACAAGGTAAGAAACCACTTTATTTGTTTCTTTACGGAGTTTTTGATATTTTTCATTACTAGAACGGGTAGCTTCTGAAGGCCATTCACTGATATGTTCTCTATATTTTTTATACAGAGCTTTATAAGTCAAAATACCTTTTTTAGTGTCGAATTCTGGAATGTTGGCATAGAGGTAATTCTTCGCATTTTCAGCAAAGAGTTTTTTCTCATTTTGTTTGAAGGCGTCATCAGTAAATGCACGAATTTTATCTTCTTCAATATTATCATAATTGAATCGAGCATCACCATCAATTAATTCATCATCTTCATTTTTTTCAGCGCCGTCATTTGAACTACTTTGGCGAGAATCACCTTCTTCGAAATCTTGTTCTTCACCATCTTCATCATCAAAGTCATCTGAATTACCAAAACCATCGAATTCTTCATCTTCATCAACTTCATCGAAATCTTCTTCTGGTTGATTTGCTTTGCGTTCTTCTTCTTTCTCTTTCATGAATTCAGTAATACGCTTGGTAACTTCGATTACTTCATCGTAAGTCTGTGTAGTTTCTACTTCATTAAGTAGTGCCTTTTCTTTGGCATCAAATTTAATACCAAGAATTGCACCGCCTTTGCAATGTAGATTTACACGGTCAATAAAATTCATTTCATTGAGGTCGATTCCTTTTGTGCCAAAGAAATCTTTGTCTGATAATTCTTTATATGCTTTAACAAAAGAATTACGGAGGCCAGGATATTTGGATTTGATTTTGCGTTCAATGCGGGAATCTTCTACAACATTGAGAATGGAAGCGTTTACTTTTTCTGCTCGTGCTTTGAGCATTCCTTCCATAGGAGTGTAGAGAGCATGGCCAACTTCGTGGCCAACAAAAAGGTCATAAGTGTGACCATTGATTTTTTCATCTAAAACTGGAATTGTCAAAATACGATTTTTGACATCAAACATAGCAGTATGAACCTTGCGTTGCTCTACTACAAGGTTCTCGGTTGCCATCAATTTGGCTAGTAGTGATTTAGATTCTAATAATTCCATAGCTTCTCCGTATTAATATAGTACCATTATACAGAAATCCTAGAATCCGTCAAGAAATTTCTTCGGAAGTGTTGTTTCCTAGCAACACCAGCGATTATTGATACAATTCCTTGCGTTTTTGGTAGTCGGAAAGGTCTTTTTCCATTCCTGTTAGTGCAGCCCACTTGCGGGTTACAATATCCAAGCGTTTCCAAGCAGGAATTTCTTCATCATCTGCTCGAGCATCAAAAATTAATGGTTGATTTTGCTCATTCATGCTTACTTCCTTCATTTTTATCGAAAATTTGTTGTTCCAGTGATGCTACTAATTCTTCCGCAAGCTTCGGATTGAATTTTACTAAGAAATAAGCTACATCATCTGCTGGAATGTGTCGCATATTGAACATAATCTCATCAATACCTCTATGTATTTGATTTTCTTCCCATTGCATTAACATAATTTCTCACATTTCATAATATTGGTCTATAACAACTACATTTTTACCGCTCACTTTTGCTTCTCCGAACGCTTTCATGGATTGTAACTCAATTTCTTGCTCTTGGCAAGTCAAAGAATTGAAATAATCCTGATAATCTTGCCAATCTTCTACTGTCCAACCATTTGGTGCTTGCATTTCATCTCCTCATGCTTGAAATTTCTTTTGCTTCATTGTCGGTAAACACAGGAACAGCATTAGACTTGTGCATTGTTGCCACACCTTTCATTTTTTCACCTGTATAAGAATGTTGGGTTTTCTTGGTACAAGGTATAAAACCCGTATCGATGGAAAGACATTGGGGAGTTTCCCGACCAACAGGAATTTTTGGAAGTGGTAATGTTTTAATTACCGTTTTGGAAAGAGATTTATTGCAAATCCGTGGTATTTCGGAAATTGACTTTAACCATTCTTCGTGACGTAACTTCACGACTTTTGGAACTTTGCGTTTTTTTGATTTTGGAATGTAACCGTATATCATCATAATGTAATCTCCGACTAGAAGAAAACCATTATACAACAGTTTATGTGTAATGTCAAGTCTTTTGTTGTTTTGGTACAACACCAGTACCAAAGCCTTATTTCAAAAGCGGACACCAATACTTATGATAAAAAAATCAGAATTTAGTGGTATTCTTATTATTTCTCATTAGGTGAAATTAACTATTTTCCCACCGACTGTCGGATTCTGATGTTTCAGCATCCTCCAATAACGATTCTTCTTCATGCTGAGTTAATAATTTTTTAATCTCAGCGTGTTCATTACGATGTTTACTGTGTGTATAAATGTAATCATCATTATACTCTTTGTTTTTTCTAAACTTACCAACAAACTTGGTCACTACTATCTCCTATTTCATGGTTTCAAATGTTATGCCTCTGATTTTTGTTTCCGGCATATTATGCATATCCATATCTGACACATAAGTGATGTCGGTATTTGGATAACAAATTTTTACAATTTTAAGAAGCTGACAGACTGTGCCATCAGAATCATTGAAAGTAAATATTTCATCAACGCATCTGAGATTACTTACAATATCTCGGCGAGTATCATAGTTGTGAACAAACCCTCCACGAGCATACATCATCCACCAATCTGAATGAACTCCGACAACCAACCAATCTCCCTTTCGTTTACTTTTTTTTAGAAATTGAAGGTCTTCCGATGTTAACGGGTCGAATTCACCACAGACGATAATTATTCTATCTCTTTTTTGCATTAAGGTATGAGAGTGGGAAATGCTTCCTTTACGAATTTATAATCTAAACCTCTCACGCCTTGGTCTTTTCTAAAGATACCAATAATAACTTCAGCTTCACGGGGTTCTAAAGATTCCAATAAAAGAATCAATAGTTCATTTTGCCTTCTTGGGGATAATTTTTCAGCTTCAGGATGTCCTTCCTGAAATAGATACAACTTTCTAATTTCGGTAGAAAGTTGACATGGTGAGATTCCTGGTTTTGTATCAGGAATTTTGTAGTTCTCTGGCATATCCTTGATTTTCCAATTACAATCTGGATGAAATGTGAATTGTAAGACATCCACCAAAGTCTTTGATAGGTTCTTCTCTATTACTTCCATCTTGGCTTTTTTACCATTGGCTTCTTCAAATTCATCAAATACTTCATAAATATTTTTCATTAAAATTCCTCTATTACATCCATTAAGTTTTTCAGTTTATGTTCTATAAAATAGTTCAGTAACTTTTGGCGAGATGCCGGTTTTGTTTCTTCATATGTATTTATAATTTTTTCTTTAATCTCAATTGGAATAAAAGTTAAGTCAATTAATGTAGCATTACGCATATAATTGGCCTTGGTCGTTTCATCCTGTTCAAGGTAACTCTCCTGCATAAGTTTGTCAAGTGTACCTTTGGTAATTGGTTTCTGTCTTAGGTCACGCACAAAACAATCTCCAGGTGATAAGATATTAGGAATGCCATCACCTTTATCACCACGAATAATCTTCTCTTTTAAATCCATGATTGGGTTCTTGGAGATTACATATTTCTTTTGTGCAGGATTGTATTGTTTTACATCTTTATAGTTTTGTAATTGTAAAAAATCACCATCACTAGAAAGAATCAAAATCTTTTCGTGTGCCGAATAAATTGGCGTTAATGTACCAATGATATCATCCGCTTCAGCACCTTCTACATCAATTACTTTATATGGGAAGTTTTCTTTGAGTTCTACCTTGAACTTAGCCAACATATCGAAAATCATGTGCCAATCTAAATCTGATTTTTCACGAGTTTTCTTACGGCCAGCTTTGTAGAATGGAAAATAATCTTTACGCCAATACTTACGATTATCGCAACACAATACAACATCACCATATTCTTTACGGAAATTTCGAATGTGCATACGCAGAATATTCAGAATCATGTGTCTTACTAGATTTTCATCCAGCTTTACACCTTTCTGATTTGATATCTGTGCCATAAGACCAGATAGTAATACTTGATTTAAGTCAACGAGAATCATACCAAACTTTCAATAGTTTCAAAACTCCATTTTACATGGATTCTTTCATATTGTCAAGTAGTTTATTAATTATTTTTTCTGATGTGGTCGTTCTTTTAGCAATTATACCATAAAATCCGGATGGTATTAATCCAGAAATGTATTCTAATGGATCTGATAGTATTGCTTCAAACGAATCCAAGTCGCCATACTCATCTTTTTTTTCTTTACTATCTCTGAACAAGACAATGTGATAAGATTCACCTAGAGTGCTTCCGCCAACTGGAAGACCTTTATTAGCATACTCTTGTCCTATGATTGTAATTTGGCCTTCTTCGTCACCTTCCAAAAAGGTTAAGAAGTCAAACGGCTCTTTCTTCAGATATTTTAAGAAGTCTAGCATTATAGTCCTTGATATGTGATTTTCTAACTCGTACCATTATCCATGAATTGTAGTAGTCATCTGATTCCATGACACCACGGATAAATTGTTCTTTAGCTTCAAGATAACCACATTCACCTTTAGACTGGCAAAGATGTAGTATTTCTCTAGTGAAGTTTTCATTCCCTAATGATAACACATCTTGAACCAGTTCGGCACTACTTCCATAGTAAGTTTGCCAATCACTTGGTGTTTTATACCTTTTTTTCTTACCTTTGACTTGTTTGGTTTTGGCAGAATAAAAAAATTTCTTGCCTATGTATTTTCTACCATTCGTCAGATTAATTATCTGATACACGAACCCGTAATTATTACCAATCAAATCTTCAGTAAAATCTTTACCATCATATTGCCAGTTTAGTCCCATTCTCCAGTATCCAAATCTTCATCATCCTCTATATAGTCCTCGGATAATTCTTCGATTTGTTCACCGCAAAACGGACACATTTCAGGTAAATCTTGTGAGACCATTTCTTCCATAAATGATACAGTATAAGTTGATTCACAACTTAGACATTCTCCTGATAATTGTTTGTGTGTCATTATACATCCTTATTTGGCCCAAACATCACCCCAATCTCCAGACAAAGCACCTTTTGCATAATCGGTTGCTCTGTTCTCAAAGAAGTTTGTGTGTGTTGGTGCGTTAATCATTTCTTCTACCCACGGTAGAGGATTTCTTTTCACTTTAAACTGACCTTTGAGTCCTAAAGAAATCAATCTTCGGTCGGCAATATAACGAATATACTTCTTAACATCTTCAGCAGATAAATCTTCCATGGCGCCCATAGCAAATGCCAAATCAATAAACTTATCTTCCAATTCTACCATGCGTTCAGCAATAGTATATAAACGACCTTTTAGTTCATCGTTCCAAATTTCACGATTTTCCTCTATGTATGTGCGGAACAATTTAATCATATTCTCGGTGTGTTGTGTTTCATCAACGATAGACCAAGTAACAATCTGACCCATACCTTTCATCTTACCATGGCGTGGGAAGTTCAACAACATAATGAAGGATGAGAACAACTGCATACCTTCAGTAAAGGCAGAGAACACGGCAATATGTGTTGCTGTATTTTCTTTGGTAGTATTCTTTGAAGAAATGTCCAAAACATAATCGTGTTTTTCTTTCATTTCTGCATATGCCATAAACTCATTGTAAGTTGTGTCTGGCAATCCAAGAGTTTCAATCAAATGGGAGTAAGCGGCAATATGTAAGGCTTCACGAGCAGCAAAGCCTAATAACATCATGCGTATTTCGGGTTGAGGGAAATAAGGCAGATAATTATTAACATAACCCCCAGCAACGTCAATATCTCCTTGGGTGAAGAATCTAAAAATGTGTGTGAGAAATTGTTTTTCTTCTTTAGTAAGTTTCTTTTTCCAATCCTTAACATCTTCAAGCATTGGTACTTCAGTATGCAACCAGTGAGATTGCTCATGCTTAAGCCATGCATCATAAGCCCAAGCATAATTAAAAGGTTTAAAATATGAACGTTCATCGGTCATCCTTGATTCTGTTTTTTTAATCATTTATTATTGTGTTCCAAGTTATTATTTCCCATTTACCATCGGCGTGTTCTACTAATGCGGTGCAGGACTCTACCCAATCACCGTCATTCATATAGATTACACCATCTATTTTTTTTATTTCTGCTGTGTGTATGTGTCCACATATTACGCCATCAAACCCACGCTTTTTACAATATCTAGCTAAATTCTTTTCAAATTGAAATATAAAGTCCATTGATGATTTGACTTTATGTTTTAGATATTTACTTATTGACCAATATCCAAAACCTATTTTATGTCTAAACCAATTTAATTTACTATTCAATTCTAAAACAAAGTCATAGGCTTTATCACCTAAAAAAGATAACCATGGAGCAATCTTACTGATACCATCAAATAAATCGCCATGTGTTATAAGATATCTCTTACCATCGACACCAATATGTTCAGCTTGATTAACAATTTCAATCATGCCAAAAGTAAAACCATATGGTATCATTGGCCGTAAGAATTCATCATGATTGCCTGCAACATAAATTACTTTTGTCCCACGCTTTGCATGACCCAATACTCTACGAACAACATTGGTGTGACTTTGTTTCCACTTCCATTTATTCTGTTGTATTTTCCAAGCATCAATTATATCACCCACCAAATACAACGTTTCACAGCTATTGTGTTTCAGAAAATTATTTAATAATTCTGCTTTACAATCTCTTGTTCCCAAATGCACATCACTAATGAAAATAGTTTTGTAATGCATTTTTTCCTTTATTGCTGCATTAATTTATCAACAAACTCTAATAATAATTTGTGATGGCTATTATTATGCCAATAAGGTTTCATCCAAGAATAACTATCATACCAAAATTTTTCACTCTCAGGATGACAACCTATCAATCCAATTCTTTTTTGCATTATCGCCATTGGATCTCCGTTGGCGTATGTTGCAATTGTTTTAAATCCTTCACCTGTTAAAGCACAACCATCATAAAAAAACATCTTTTCTTTTTGACCATTCCATGTAACATCAATGGCTTTGGCATGAGGCCTTTTTGTATCAGTATTGGGTTGTTTAATATACTGAACTGCATCCACATTATTGAGTATGTTAAAATAATCTTTACCGGCCCAATATGCTCCCATACAAATACCAAGGTATTTACCACCTTTTTTTACAAAATCAATTATCAATTTTGAATTATTTTTAAGTATTGTATCATATGAGTCTGAATTTCCAAAACCTCCAGGAAAAACAACCATATCTACGCCATCAAGAAATCCATCTTCAACTTCATTTTTTGAAAATATCTTAAAATTATAATGTGGAGATAATGCTTTGATTACACCATTACTTGATTGTACCGAACATTTTGGGTCACATACAAATAAAGCAAGTGTAGGTTTCATAAGTTAAATATTAAAATGCTACCGATGAACCACAACCACAAGTTGCTTTAACCTCAGGATTCGATATAACGAACTGTGAATTGAATTTTTCTTCTTTATAATCTATTGTTGCTTCCATTAAATATTGTGCTGACATAGAGTCAACAAATACTTTAACGCCTTCTTTTTCAATTACAAAATCATCTTCTTCTTGATTATCTTCAAAAGAAAACGAATATTTAAATCCGGAACAACCCCCGCCTTTAACAGATATTCTTAATGCTAAATTAGGATTCTTTTCTTCAACAATTAAATCTCCAATTTTATTGAAAGCGTTATCAGTTACATTAATCATTTTATACCTTACATGAACATTTAAGTTCGTAGTCTTTTATTGCTGCTTTAATTGCATATTCTGCCAAGATTGAGCAGTGTATCTTGACAGGTGGTAAAGCAAGCTCTTCTGCAATCTGAGAATTCTTAATTGATCCTGCTTGTTCTAGGGTTTTACCCTTGACCCACTCAGTAACAAGGCTTGAACTAGCAATAGCCGATCCACACCCGTATGTTTTAAATTTCGCATCAGTAATTATTCCGTCTTGCACTTTGATTTGTAGTTTCATTACATCACCACAAGCAGGCGCACCCACCATACCGGTACCTACATTCTCATCATTCGAATCCATTTTACCAACATTTCGTGGATTTTCGTAGTGGTCTAGTACTTTATTTGAATATGCCATTTAATTTAACCTTCGCAAGCAATACAATCGTTACCTTGAGCAATCTGTGTCATATCTAGCTCTTTGATAACATTTCTTTCGATTCTCTTAGATACCTTATCTGCTTTACCAATCTTTTCAGAACGGCAGTAGTAAAGAGTTTTCAGTCCTTTTTTCCATGCCATAAAATGAATGGCGTGGATATATTTGATATGTGCATCTGGTCTAAAGAACAAGTTCAATGATTGTGCTTGGTCGATATATGCTTGTCTATCACCAGCTAATTCAATCACCCATCTTTGGTCAATCTCCATGGATGTTTTGAATACATCTTTTTCGTGTTGGTCTAAAATGTCTAAGTGTTGGCAAGAACCGTCATTAGCAATAATGGAAGACCAGATATCATTATATGCATCAGTATCGATTTCGTGTTTATCGTTAGCTAAATGATTTTGAATAACTTGGTCTAACCACTTGTTCTTATTTAAGAAGGATCCCGAAAGAGTATCTTGTCTATAAGCGTTAGCACGGTAAGGTTCAATACTAGGGCTAGTATTACCCATGATAATTGAAGAAGATGCGTTTGGTGCGATAGCCATAAGATGACTAAAACGATTGCCAGTTCCCACCGCATCAGGAGCCTCACCTCTTTCCAATCCAAGTTGTTTATTAGCATTATCTAATCCTTCTCGAATAGATTTGAAAATACGGTTGTTGGCAACTTTTGCCATAACACCTTCAAAAGCAATTCCGTTACGCTGTAGATAAGCATGAAACCCGAGAGCACCGATACCAATAGAACGCTCTCGTCCAGCGGAATATCTAGCACGAGCAATAGCATCGGGAGCATTAGCAATGAAGAAGCTAAGGACATTATCAAGCATCTCAGCAACATCTTTAAGGAATAATTTATTGTCTTTCCATTCATCATAAGTTTCCAAGTTTAATGAAGATAAGCAACATACAGCAGTTCTTTCTTCGTTTGTAGGCAAAATAATTTCAGAACATAGATTTGATTGATGAACTTTCAAACCTTTATCTTTTAACCATTGTGGTAAATGGTTGTTGCTTGTATCGATGTAATGAATGTATGGTTCACCAGTATGCATACGCAATTCAAGAATCATTTGCCATAACATCTTTGCAGATACAGTTTCACGGATTTCTTTTGATGCTGGATCAACTAGATTCCAAGAATCATCAAATTCCGGATCCAACATGGCCTGTTCAATAAGATGCATGAACTCATCAGTAATATTAATACCGTGATGTAAATTTAAACACCGCTGGTTTGGATCACCAGTCGGCTTACGCATTTCTAAAAACCCAATAATATCCGGATGAGAAATGTCGAGGTAAGCAGCATAACTGCCCCGGCGAGTGCGACCTTGCCTGTATGCCAAAGAACTGGCGTCATAGATTTTGAGGTGAGGCATGACACCAGTAGATTTATCGTCTGCTGAACGAATACCAAAGCCAATACCAACACCACCCCCGAGCATAGAAAGCCAATTAGTTTCTGATAGATTATCAACTAATCCCTCCGCAGTATCTTCAATATAATTAAGGAAACATGATATAGGCATCCCACGCTTACTACGACCAAAACTGAGAATGGGAGTAGAATAAGAGAGCCAATGCTTACTGCTGTATTCATATAATCTTTGTGCGTGTTCATCGTTAGTTCCAAATGATTTTGATACAAATGCAAATCTATGTTGTGGTGAAGTTTCATCCTCTTTCATGTATGATTCTTGTAATCGTTTAATTCCAAGTTCATCAAATAATTTATCTCGTTCTAAATCTATTTTAATGCCCAAATGTTCAGTCATGCTTTTGCCTTAAAGTGTTATCGTTATTATTATTTTACTACACAAACTTAAATCTTTTTCCAATTCACCAATTCGGCTTTGGCTCTTAAATTTACAAACGTATATTTACTTATAATGTCTTGGATTTCGTCAGGTGAAAACCCATCAAGCACCATATCATTAATGTCTTTGGAATCAATCATTTCAGGCCAAATTACAACTTGAAAATGATTTTCTATAGCATCATCAATTTTTTTAACTATTTCTTTATTTCTTGGTTCATTATCAAACACCAAAACAACTTTACTCTTATCGTATATAGAGGTGATGGATTCCAAGTTACTGTCCGCAGTAGCCACAGCATTGTCTAAGAACATACTGTCAATAGGACCTTCCACCACATATATCGTCTTGTCCTCGTCTATCCTATCAGCACCAAAGACTTTCTGGTTATCATCATGCAGTTTGATAGTAATATATCTTAACTTTGATTCTCCTAACGCTCGCCCCTGTATTGCGACCAGATTTTTCTCTTTGTCGTAAAACGGAATAACGAGGCGTGGGTCATTCTTGTGAAGTCCCTCTTTCTCAATCCCAAGATGTTGTATGAAGGCAGCGAAATCTTCCGCAAAGTATAGTTGCGATAAAAAGGTCTCTGGAATCCTTCGTTGCTGAACATAGTTTTTAGCAAAATGTGCTTCTGGTAACGAGTCGATTGATGGAAGTTCCAAGGCTTTTTTGAACTTGGGCGCCTCTTGCTTACACTCCTCAAAATCCGGTTCGACATGATTGCTTCTGTTGTTATCTCCATTTTTATATCTCTCCAAAGAATACTCTTTAATTAAACTTGGGTCAACCTTTTCCAGTAAATTATAGAAATTTGTACCAGCACCACAATTATGACACATATAGAAATAGTCATTCTTTTTGCGGTAAATATATCCACGACATTTTGTTTTATTTTTTTGTGAATCTCCACAGAGAGGACATCTGAAATTATACAGGTCGTCCTTTTTCTGCGTGAATCGTTGAAGCTTAGGAGAAATCCTAAGCAAAAACTGCCTATCAATAAAAATACTCATTATATACCAATTATAAAAAAATTATTTAACGCAATGCTTTCAGTATTGTATCAAAACTTGAATGAGAAATCAACCATGTTATGACAATAATACCACCGGCAATTGACCACTTCCATTGATTTAATTTTTCATATTGTGATTTGGATGAGTCCACATGGTTAGCCATGGTTTCTTTCAAATCTTTAATTTCTGCCATAATACGATTTTCGGATTGTTGCACTTTATCCAGTACCATATCCACTCTTTGGTGTATTTCGGCAATATCATCGTCTTTTTCTTTTCTTTGATTGTCCATTGATTCATACACCTTTGATAAATGTCGGTCGTGTTGGTCCACAAGTTTTTCGATGACTTGGTCCATTTTATTACAAAGTGCTGATAATGTCAACACTTGGGTCTTTAATATGCCAACATCAATTAAGACATCAACACACTCTTGTGATTTATCTACCATTTTATTTCTTATCTGGTACCTTTGTACCTTCTAATTTTTTATGCACCTTAATTGTTTTGCAAGTTTCTTTACCTTTAGAATCTTTAACGCAAACCTTTTCGGTTTCGGCTGCAAAGGTTGGTAATGCAAATACTAATGTTAGGGTTAAAATTAATGATTTCATTTTTTACTCTTTTCTTTTGAAGTTGTAAAGATATCAGGTGCAGCTACTGGATGTTTGTTACATACAGCGGGGTCACCTTGACCAGCTTCGGTGAGGAATTCTTCACCATGTTTAATTTGACCAATAGGACATTTACATTTTGCGGTAGGAGTGCCATTGATTGTCTTACTGATATCACAAATCATACTCCAACAATTTGTTGAACCTTGTGCATACTTACCATCACAAGCTTGAACTGTTGCTTTAGTTGCCTTCTTTGGTGTGGTCACAAAGTTGCTTGCTTCTTGCGGATAAAAAACTTTTGGTGCAAACAAACTCCAAACTTGGCCATCAGGAGCCGCACAAGAACCTTTCATGTTACCACCAGTTAAATCAGCAATGGCTTTGCCTTCTAAAATAGGACAAGTGCAAACTACTTCAGGCCAAGTTTTGCCATCATTTGTGGTAATTTTTTTACCGGTTAATTTACAAGTAGAGGCCGCACAGAGAGCATACTTACCATCACATAAAGTGATTTCTTGGTCTGGTGGTGGAGTTTGTGCTTGAACAAAACCACTCATAACAACCATCAATACTGATAAACATAATTTTTTCATTTTATTCTTTCTTAGCAAATTTTTCAGATGCAGTAAAACCTAATCCTGCAATTACGATATACATCATTGAATCAAATAATCCTTGAGTTACAGTTAATGGTGTAATTAAATCAACCATAAATGCTATACCACAAAGCAAGAAAGCAAGAAAAGTTATAACTCTCTTGCTGCTGATAGAACCATTTGTTCCATCGGATAACATACTAGTTAACCACATATTATAACTCCGGTTGCGGTGGTTGAACAGGCATTGGTTTACCTGTTGAACTCATTACAACACCAGGTGTAAATGTTGGTGTTGATGTAAATTGATTTGTATTGCCACCAAATGAACCTGTAAACTGTGAAGTGTTTCCACCAAAACTGGTTGATGGAAAACTTGGTGAATTAGGTGTAGTTGGTGCAGGTGATACTGTTGTTGGTCGTGTTGCAGCTTGTAGTGCCATTTTCTGTGCATCTTTATCACCACCAGCCAACATGATACCAGACAATGTGCCTGTTAAGAATGTAGAAATAGGTATAATCAACTCAAAGAACTTTTGGTCGATTGGTGAAATAGCATTGAGTGGTTGTGTTACAAAGATTAAAGAGTAAAGCACAACGAATACAATACCAAACAAAGTAAGTGCCAAACAGATACCAATAAAAAACTTCAGACGAGCCATCAACTGCTCTTCGGTATACATGAAGTTTTCTTCTGGTTGTTTTTGTTCTTTATTAAAAATATTCAAGTTCATTTACAATTTGCTCCAGTTATTGGCTTTATTGGGGTGATTGGCGTATTTTGTGCAAGAGATTTATCTCCGCCTGGTCCCAATCTTGGGTCATTTTGACCTTTAAAAATATGTTGAGGACAAGTTCTTGTTACATCACAGTATGGCAACTTACATATATCTTTGTCCCAATTTGATGGGTCTTGGCATGGATAACGAAAACTTTCTTCACTAAAATATGCCAATGACAAAGGAAGTAATAATAAAATAATTAGGCCTTTGGCTAATTTCTTATCATTCATTTTATACTCCTAATACATGGAGTGCGTGTTCATAATGTTTAATTCTATCTTCAAGTCCAATGGTACCACCATTGATACGCTTAGTTAATGTTAAGATGTCGCCTTTGTCTGCCCATTGGTTTAGGTTGTTTGATTCCCAAAACCAGCAAGCCGATTGAGCTGCACCTTCAAATGTTTGTAAGTATTCCGATGCTTCAGCTGGTGTGATACCAATAGAAGCGGCAAACCATGTGTAATTGTCTTTACCTGTTAACTGAATCAGACCACGACCACAGTAACGGAAACCATCACCAGACGCTTCATCGCCATTACCCATACGATTAGCGTAGACCTTATTAGCAATCGCTTCCTGTTTGTTTGGAAGGCTGGCGTAATGATTGGCAATCTCATCAGTAGGGAAATACTTTGGAAATATCTTACGGAGTGTAACTGCTCTGTAGTTTAGATTTTCCTTGAGTGTGGTGAACTCACCAGATTCGTGAGCGCATTGGGCAATAAAGGCCGCAATACGTTGTGGTGTATTGATTTCGTAATCTGGCAACAATTGTGAAAGAGCACCATACCAGTTGTCAATGTATGGATTCTTTGGTAATAATTGTTTTAGTTGTTCTTTTGTCAGTTCCATTTTAAGCCATTAATGATGCGGCCGCTACGGCAGCGTTTAAAATAGTATTCAAGGTTTCTTTTAACTGGAGGCCCTCTGCATCCTCGTTAATTCCCTCCATGATATTTATACCTAAAAGTAGTTGGAGATACTCTTCCTTAGTGATACTTCCAGCGTCCACCATGGCTTTATACTGGTCACATAAGTTTTGTAGTTCTTGTGGGTTCATCTTGGTTTACTCCCTAGTGCTTGTTGAATGGTTTCAGCAGATTTTTCAATTTGTTGTAGTTTTACTTTACAAAAAATAGGTGATATTTTATCAGCTTTATTGAAGTAATCTCTTGCATCTTTGGTTAAAGTAAATAATTTGGCAGATAATTTCGCAGCATCTTCATTTCGAGGAATATATACTGTGAAATTTTTGAACTCTAAAGCACTATTATACAGGTCATTTACCTGTGTAATAACTAAAATATGGTTAGCACAATTTTCTTCAGCCACTTGTGCTTTAGTTTTAATTTGATTTACCAATGAATATTCTGTTGTATCATATTTGGCCATAAAGTAAGCATCAAACAATGCACATCCAGAAAGTTGTAAAGCACAAATACAAATTAAAAGTTGTTTTTTCATATTAGTTACACCAGCTTGTTTTAGCTTCACCATAGTATTCTCGTGCATATCCTTGTTGTATCAACATACTGCGTAATGATTTACCATCTAACAATACATCACCCAATACTCGACCACCATATTTGTCCCAATCCATCAATACAACCTGTCGTGTAGTGGCACCATTAATCAAACTCTTGGTAAATGCCGTTGCTGCTTGCCCACGAGCATCTTCTGATGGACATTGTGCTCTGAATCCTTTTTCTGGTGTATCTACACCAAATACACGAATTGACAATTCTTTCTTCAATGGATCTGGTAACCATAATGCTTGAAATGCAACAGTATCGCCATCAATAACTCTGGTGATGGTTGCATTATAGGTTACGCCTTCTTTTTGTTTCTGTGCAAATACTGTTGTTGAAGTAATCAACATTAATGCAATTAATAGTTTTTTCATTTCACACTTTCGTAAATTTGTTTTTGTTGAATATACCACTCTTGCCAAGATTTATATCTTTCCAGAACGTCAAAATAAATGCCATAATTTTCATTGGCATTGTCTAACAAATCTGTTAGTGTTTTTTTATTATCGGGGAGTTGTTTTAGACTTGGTGGTGGTTCCATCAAGACTTGTGGTGCCTGTGGAAACTTTTGAGTCAATGGAACGGTTGTAGAGCATCCAAGCAGTATCAGACAGACGGCACTCAGCATCAATATTTTGCCGTTGCGCTTGAATATCTTTTGCATTGTTTTTCACCCTATCTTTAATTTCACTTCTTTTTTTATCTAATTCATTTGTTAATTTTTGATTAACTTTAGCAGACTTAATTTCTGCTTCTTTAATTTTTGCTTGCATTTCGGCTATTCTAGCACGATACGACATTTCAGTTGCATATCCTCCTTCAAAGAATACACCAACTATCAACAACACTATACCTAACTGTCTACCAATCAAAGCATATGGTTGAATAACAGGTATAAATCTAACAAGTGATCCTATAAATGTTAATACAAGTCCAAGAATGACTAGACCATGTATTGCCCATTGTAAAATCAAATCAGGTATGAATGATAAAAACCACATATTAAGCCTTTGGAGATTTTCTCCTGATAGACATCATAACAGGACTTTTCTTTCTACGGGGTAAATAAACACCTGGTTCTCCACCATTGGGTCGTCCTGTACCAGCAATTGCACCGCTACTAACCACATTCGTTGGACCAGCAGAACCACCCATCGCACCATCTTCTTTGACACAATTAGGTACCATACGGTTGCCTTTTTTCTTCATACCTTTTGCTGTGTATCCATCCCAACAGGCTTCATCAACTTCTTCGTTTTTTTCTCGACCTTGACAATGTGCTTTTTGAGAAAATCCTTTAGGATTATTACAGTTAATACTTTTTTTGTATTTTTGTGACCACTTCTCAAGGAAAGTTTCTTCAGTCTTTACATTGATTGGTGCGCCACGGCGTTCTGGATTTGGATCTTCTCTACGCTTTCTTTGAGCAGCACTAGCACGAGCTTCTTTGCCAATTGCATGGGCTTTTGCTTGAGGTAAACACTTTGGTTTGCCTTCACCTGGTTCTCTTGCACAGTCACCTTTAATATTACCTTTGGTGTCCATACGAACCCACTTCTGTTTAAACCATTGGCGTAAATCTTCACCAAGATATTGTTTAAATGATTTCATCAGCAATTCCACTTTCTCAAAGCTTTGTTGATGCGGCTATCCGGATCATTTGCTGTTTTAGCGGATGTTAATCGTTTCTTCATGCCACCCATTCTAGCACAAAATGATTTTCTACGATTGGCTGATTTGGAACCTGGTTTTAGTTTAGATGGTTTTGTTGTAACAGCCATCGATAATTTAGAACCTGGATTTTCTCTACGATAAGAGGCAATACCTTTACGATTTAAACCACCTTCTGGATCTTTACCAGCAGCTCGTTGCCATGCTGGAGATTTTTCGTCCAAGTATTCTTCGGTTACAAACTGTTTAAATGTTTTCATATTTGCCTCAATATCTCTGCGACATTAACGTCTATTGGTATTTCTACAATCGAAATGTTTTTATCTCTAATTCCATAAACCATTTCTGGTACAATATTTAAATACGACAAGAAAGTTTTGAGTATATCATAATCTCTCTCGTCTATTTTATAAAATAATATTCTTGCCGTGTGTTCTGGACCAAAAACATTATTCAATAAAATGATATGATTTAATATCAACCTCTCTTTGAGAGATTTGGTAATTTTATATCTGCGAAATAAACGCTTCAAATATTTTGTTCGTTTAATATCACTTTCAAATTCGGACATAATACAATGTGGTGAATTATAACATTTCATTGCATATATCAAAAAATTATCATCATTTAAATTATCAATCATTCTGTCATTCTTCTTCTATGTCTGGTTCCTCTGAAGAAAGATAATCATCCAATTCATTTTCATCAGAAATCATCGCTTCAACATCGTAATAACCATTATCATCTGTTTCATATGAAAAATAAAAATAATGTTTAACTTCATCTAAATTATTCAACTTCTCTACTGTACCGTTCAATTCGGCACCCGAGCGAGCACCGAATTGGTCGATATGAATAATTTCTTCACCAGCATCTAAATCATGAAATACTACTTTTGGGAGAGTAATGCCATATAAAACTAATACTTTACTTGCACGAATCCAAGCAGAATATGGATTCATATGATTTCCACTTACAGCTAATGCTAGGTTGCGGTTCAATTCTTGGCGGGTTATCTTGTCCGCCAAGTTCGAACCACTTTTTGTAATCTGTGCAGTAGGAATTATTGAATCATTACCTTCTACAACAAATTGTTTAAATCCTAACATTAAACGCCTTGGAACACAGAGTTTGTGCTTGTGTTACCAGAACTTACGTTCAATGCAGTTGGAGCTGCAATAACAACCAAAGTTTCTCTTAATTGACGCTTAGTACCATCGTTGTTTACTTTGTATGTAAAACGATTCCAACCAGTATGAACACCGTTGTTTGCACCAGCAATCAAAGTATTTGCTAAACGAGTAGCTGTTACCATGATTGTGTCGTTAGCAAATCGTGCAGCTGTATTTGTACCATGATTAATTGCAGTAGCAAAATAAATCATTTCACCAGCAGCAATCGGTGCAATTGTATTGTTTGCAAACCGAACAACAGCTGACTGTGAAGTGCTGTTTATAAATGTGCCGGTTCTCACAACTGCAACGCTATTGTTACCACGTTTGAAAGCGATATCGTTTTGGTCAATAATAGATGTATCAAAGAATCTTGATAGTCCGTTATTGGCAGTTGCATAGACGTACATTCCGTTTGCAACACCTGCTGCAGCTGGGCTTGTTGTGAAAATGATTTCATTGGTGCCTAATGCAGTTGCATTGGCTGTTGTTAATACGGCCACATCACGAACTTCTCTATTTTGTGGTAAGAGTGGTTCGCTGTTAGCTCGGTCTGTGTTTCCCCATAATGGCATTTTTTTCTCCTTAAATAGCCTTGTTTTTGTTATTTATGTCTTTTTGGTTACTGATTTGATTGTCTGGCTTTATTGGTTTTCTCATTATAGGATCAATTTCTAAGGTATCTCTTGTTTGACCTGTTAATGTTGTTCCACCTTTTAAAACCATAGCAGCTTGATTATCATCATCACCATAAACCTCTTGTTTGTCCATCTTTGGTTTTTTACCATAGCTTGCTACTGATTTATCTTCTTTTTCGTGGTCATACAAATCTTCTTTGACCATCTTGTGTTTCTTGTATAATGACTTAATTATACGAGCTGATTTAGACATCTCTTTTTTCTTAGAGTAAACTGGTTCTCTATCATCAGCTTGAGTTCCCATATCAAAAGCTGTCTGTGTTGCAGCCTGAGTATCTTGAAACACATCCTCTGATGTTGGTTTGTAACCAGACAAACGGTCTAAGGCTCTGTTCCAACTCTTATTATGAGTTTTAATTTTTTGGTTGTGGTCTTTTCTACTCATACCTGGTTTTTTCTCAGGTACAACTGGTTGTTTTTTCAACCAAGAAAATACTGTGGTCTTTTTGAGTTCATCAATTTGTTCCACTTCTTCTTTTAATGAAGATATATGTTTATCTAAATCTTTGAACTCACCATGAGCAATTAGATTACCTTTACCACGAGAAATTCCTGATGCTGGTCTATGTTGCCATTCACCATAACGATTCATGTCTATGTGACCATGTTTTGGATGTGTATATGTTCTACCATAAGTTTGTTTTTGAACTTTCCATCCGTTCTTTTTAGCATGAGCAACTTCTTGTTCTGCGGATTTATCCAAATCTGATTGTGTTATCTCGTCAATTTCTTCCACTTCTTCATTTCTATATCGTGGTGCTTCTTTATCTGTAGGTTTGTAATTTCCACTATCCGTATTTGAGAAATATTTGGCAGCGTGTGTTGCATATTGTTTTGCCATACCTTTTGTAGTTTTTTTATACAATGAAGGATCCGATTTATACATTGGATGACCAGGACGATGTTCATCTTCTTTTAACTCAACATCTTCTTTGTTTAGATGTTTCTCTAAACGGTCAATTGCTGATGACATATCATTTTTGGATGTGTCAGCAACAGGTATAGTTACTTTAGAAGGATCTTGATGTAACTTTTCTTGACGAACCTTTTCAATATCATTATGCTTCTTTTCTCTTTCAGCTGCAGCTTTACGCCATCTATCTAAAGCAGTAGTTCTTGGTTTCTTGGCTTCATCTAATACTTCTTCTGTAACTTTTTCGTTTTTGCTGGTGATATAGTTACCAACAGTATCGGCATAATCTGTAGCTAGAGTTATCTTAGCCTGAACCCATGCAGGTAATTGTTTTTCATAGTCTTTACCAATATGTGACCGAATCATGTTAATAGCTCGTTCAAGTTGTTCTAATTGGCTTAAAACCATACTACCTTCATCATCTAACATATTGCCCATAGCAATAGCAATATGATTTTCATTTATCTTGGCGATTGTATTATAATCATCCATGGTTAATACACCTTTATTACGAATTGAGATTAATTTCTCAACAACACGGTGTAAGTCCATATCAGTTTTAATATCTTCTCTCGCCAATTCTAAAACACGAATTAATAGAGGAATATCCAATACTACTGTATCTTTTTTATCAACTGCTTCAGATACCGATTTCCATCCACCACCCATTGCTTTATATTTCTTAGATGCCCATCCATTTGCATATGCGGATGGATATACTGCAAATTTGGATTTAGCAGCAGCCTTGGCACGAGCCCATTTTTCTGGACTTGTTGGCACATTTTTTTCATCGATAGATTCAACTTCTTCTGTTTGTGCCCGTTGTGTTTTCATTTTGTCGGCAACAGTAGTTGAAACATAGTTAATTGGATCATCAAACTGGTGGTCACGCTTCCATTTTTGAAACTCAGAAGATTTTGCATGAGATATTTTTGTATCTTTACTGACAAAATCTGGATTAATACCACGAGATTTAAGATAATCATGTAGTTCACCTTTTTGACTTTCGGTGATACCTGCACGAACAGACCATGGTTCATTTGGATCTGTACCAAAGGTGGGCTTCTTTTCACCCCTAACAATCATTTTTAATTTTTTTGCATCCATGTTTTTACCTTAACCGTTATTTCCTGGAGCTTTGCCTAACATCTCTGTTTTAATTCTTTTCATAGCTGAACGAGCCAAATCTTTAGCACGGGACATTGGTGTATGTTTTGCACCAGATTTATCTGTTACTGAAACACCAATTTTTTTGTATGGTTTGTCAAAAGGAGGTTGTTCCGCATTTGTTACAAAAGGAACTATATCGGATTCAGGTTCTTTACCTTCTTTAACACCACGAGCTTTGGCTAAGTTTTCTTTTGAAGAAATTGAATCTTTATTTCCAGATTTTGCATCAGCAACTGTCAATGGTTTGTCACCACGAGCCTTACGCAAGAAAGCCGGAATGTCAGACTTTTTTACTTCTTCTTTCATTGGACCACCATGAAATTTTACTTTTGTGGATCTACCATTTGAATTAGGACCAACATCATCAGATTGAGCTGTTCGTTCTTGACCTTTTAGTGTATCTTTGGTACGAACTTTAGGATCAATTTCTTCTTCAATAGCATCTTCTTTCATTGACTGTTTTGTTGCTGTAGCATACATTACAGATTTGGCATCTTTGCCATAACGCTGTCTAAATCCAGCAAAGCCTTTTTTCATTGATTTAACAATCTTCTCACGCTTGGCCATTTCAGCGTCAGTCATTTCTCTTTCTTCTACTGATTCAACTTCTTCTTTTTTAACCGATTGCATAATTTGTTTAACAAACGCTTTTCTTGGATTATGAACTGGATCATTGAGTCCATATTTGTCATCCGCTGTTTTGGTTGCTCTAGCAACACCTTTTACTCCATGTTTATTTGCAATGTGATCCATGGTTTTTGTTGCTTTAGCAATACTAGATTTTTCATTTGGACCATCATCACCCATTCTTTTTACATAAGCAGAAGTAGCAGTTTTCAATGATACTTCATCAATCTGTTCAACTTCTTCTTTGTGCATTTTATCTACGTGTTTGGAAACTTCACCATCTTTACCATGTAATCTTTTTTCATGCTTTTTTACTTCTTGTTTGGCTTCATCTTCACAAGAAGCTTCTGTTACATTTTTTTCACCACGAAGAATTTTAAAATCTTGAGAATCAATTTTATTATTTTTATTTTTGTCAATCTTATGTTGATTGCCTTTAAGAGCTTCAATTAGTTTGGCTTTAAATTCAGTCGATTCGTTCTTTTTCTTATCAGCAACTGCCTTCTTCATTGGCTCTTTCTTGTCGCCATCTTTATCCATGTCCAAGAAGTCTGGTTTGGCAGCTTCATCATATCTACTTTTGGTTTTCTCGTAATCTTTTTTGTCTTTACCAGTCAACTCTTTAGTTGTAGGACCTTTAATTGTGTCGATATCTCTCTTAACTTGGTCACGGCGTGCTTTGGCCGAATCACCATAAGAAGAACCATAAACTTTCATGCCAGTTGAAGTGGTTACCTTTTCTGCTTCAGCAATAGTTTCATCTGTAATTTTACTTACAGCATCAGCAACTGAATTCATTTTAAGTTTATTGACAAACATTTTATTTCTCCTGTTTCTTTTTCTTTTTAATTTTTATTTGGGTGCCAATATTTCTATTTGCATCCTTATAAGATTGCATTGGTTCAAAATTAGTAGCGCCATTCAAAGTTCCACCTACACCCATGTCAGGTATAGAAATGTCATTTTGAAAACCATTATATTCTTTAATTGTTTTTCTAAAACTACTAAATTCTTTTTGTTCTCTGTATGTTACATCGCCTAGACCTGACATAGGATATACTGTTCCTTGTTGGCGTGTATCAAATTCTGGTCCCACACCTGCGGTGTTCCGTAGTCTTTGACTTACGGTTGGAGCATCTACTATTCGTTTCTTCTTTACTTGCTCTTTGTCTTTGGAGAAATTGGTTTCTTTCGGCTGCGGGTTGACGGTGAGCGTTGGTTCTTGGGCTTCGCTGTAGGTGCGGAAGATGAAGGTTTTTCGCTTACTGTTGGAGTTCCACTTGATGTCATCTCCGTTGGAGTCGTTTGGTCTGTTGTCGGCTGGGATGCTGTCGAGTCCAGGGGCTTTGAGTTCTGGATTGGTTTTAATTTTAGTAAATTTACTAGCGCTTTGAACATTTTTTTCTTCCTTAATTAAATTATCACTTTTATTTAACTTACCGTGCTTTTCTAACCACGACAAAGATACATCTCCATAGACCTTACCTTCAATGAAGTTATGAATATTTAGGTAAGTTTGAGTTATATCTTCCTCAATGGATTCAAGTGAGCCCGTATTGTCTATCTGCACGAAATTGTCAAAAGATTCGGCAAAGAGATTTTTATTTTTCTGAGCTTGTGTCCATTTGTCGTATCGAATGGATTCGACCATCATACGGGACAGTTTAGTATTTCTTTCTTGACTTACTTCATTTGTGGTATTAACAAATATCATCATACTGGAATAACCTAAATCTTCTAATTCCTCTTTGATATAGTTGATTTTGTCAATACTATCTGCTGGTCCGTTGATAATTAAAGGACCACGATTCCGAATGGCTTCTCTGCGGAAATCACTGGTTTTTTCAGATAGTTTTTGTTTATCAGCAAGGTAATCATAGGCTTGATTGGCGTTAAGTTCCACGGCACGAGCTTCTGGTATTGATTCACGGATAATGATATCTTTGCCAGAACCAGGTCCACCGGTTACAAAGATGGCTTTGAATAGACCACGATTAAAGTTTTCATGTAACCCCATACCCTTACGGGTATCATGCATAAGTTCTTTTGCGTGTTTATCTGAAACGTGTTCTGGCACACCTTTTTTGAATTCTTTTGCATTACCAGAAGCGGCATGAGCTCGCATTTTGGTACCAGACATACCAGTTGAACCTTCGGCATCAGGATCTCTTTGACCTGCTGAATGGACAGTAATCTTTTTGAAATGGTACAACGCACCTTTGTGTGTGCCATTATATTGGTGTAATTTCTTTTTATACTCCTCAACACGGTCCGAACCAGCAACCATATGAAGATGAGTTACACCTTTCTTGTGTAGTTCAGCTGCATGATGTAGGAATGTTGGATGTTCTTTGGAAGATGACTCAAAGTGTGTACCAGGAGAATACCTTTTAAGGTGTTTAATTTTCTGTTCAGCTGATAATGGATTCTTCTTAGAATCTTGGGAGTGTGAAGTTACAACAGAATGTGAGGCATTGTGTTTAGCTGCTACTTCCTTAACCTTGTCAATTAACTTCAAATGACCTGTAGTTGGAGGATTCATGCGACCAAAGGTCATCACATGATGTTTTTCACCTTGTTTTGTTTCTTCGACTAGTTCTAAAAACGATTTCATTTTCTAACTTTTAATAAATTTTGTTTAGCAAACTCAGCACGATTAACCAATTTGGTTGGTTGATTATCGTGGTGAACTACAAAACCTTCAGGTTTAGACTTCTTACCTTCAATGTGATGTTGGTAATGTCCTTCATGTGTTTCTAGTGATTTAACCAAAGCATTTTTAGCTTGATGTAAATGGTGATGCATAGCAAACAAATTACCATAATGTGCTTTGTGTTTTTCAACATGAGCAATCTGTGAGGCACCTTCTTTGGTCTTTTCAGACTTGGATTTCTCAGTTTTTACTTTGGCAGCCTGTTTTGCATGAATGTCGTGTAAATGTTCTTTAAAGCCTTTAACACTTGGCACTTCGTCATGTCTTACTGTCTTGTTTATGTAAGTTGACAGGTGGCCAGTTTCTCCGCCATGTTTTGGATGAATCGCATCATACATCTTGTGACCATGAGTGTCGTGGATTTCTTTAGCTGCAGCCATGTGTTTTTGAAAGTGTTTCTCATTCTCAGCAGAATGTTTTACTTTACTTGTATCATGTTCTGCACCGTGAATATGAACATCTGGATGTTCTTTAAACTTTGATGTATCTACATGAGGTGAAGCGTGTTTCATATCATTACTATACTGGTGGTGAACCACCACACCAACCTTAGAGCGTTTTATTTTTTCTGCTTCTTTACCTTTGGCAGTATAAGTGATTGTATTTGGAGTAAAAGAAACATCACCTTTCGCTTCTACAATATAACCTTCATGTAAATGCTTTGTATCAGCATGATGCATTAGGTCACCTTGGAATACACCTTCTTTTGGTGTTACTTTTGGTAAATGTTTTAATGCGTGTTTGAGTGTTTTTGCTAAACCAGGAGCATGACCATGATTCTTGTCAATATCTTTTTCTGTATGGTTAATCTTTGGATTCTTATTAAAAGCAGATTTGGTTGCAACAAAGAATTTACCATTTTTGGGGTGATGACCAAAAACGATTGATGGAGAACCATCATATTTCATCGTTAAATTGGTATTCTTATGACCACCAGTCATGTGTGCATGAGCTTTCATCAAAGCTGCATGGGCGTGTTCAAAACCTGCGTGGCCGTGCATCAAAGGCCTATCTTCCGCATGATGAATATGTTTAAGTTCAGAACCTTGTTCAGATTCTTCCGTTAAGAATGACTTAAATGATAACATTGAATTTCCTTCTGATTTGCAATACACTTTGATTGCCAGTTGCTTATTTATACAACTTTTTGGTTCTTGGGGTAAAACCTTCTCCAATAGTTGAATTATTGGGTTCGATACATAGTGTCAAAAATTATTCGATTTAGACGATGACAAAGGCTTTATTGGAATTTTTATCTACTTGATATTTTCCATCAAAAAGTTCTAACATAGCCCAATGAGCACCATTCACATTGCCCTTTTCAACATTCTGTCCTGGAGCTGCATCATCAAACCAAATAATACCTCCTGGTACCATTTTAGGTAAAAGATAATTAACAGAATCAATAACTGATTTATACTGGTCACAATCTAAATGTAGAAAAGCAATATGGGGCATTTCTACGGCACTATCTGGAAACAATCCTTTGACCACAGTAGCATAAGGTATTGCATTTTTGACGGTTTCATAGTCTGTATCATTAAAGTCACCCACCTTATGATAGTCCATTTCAGATGTGTAGGGAATACCTTCAAATGTATCATATAAAAATATTTGGCGATTTTGTTCTTCGGCCAGTTTAGCCAATTGATATCCTGTGCCACCCTTATACACACCAATTTCTACAAAACATCCTTCTGGTGAAGTTCTAGCTTTATCAATTAATTCATTTATAATATATTGTGGTACAGCAGATGTTAATTCCATTTTGTTCCTTCAAAGTCTAACCAATAGTTTGTCATTTTACCTTTACCGTGCAATAAGTAAAATGGTAAGGTATGTATCAAGCCTCGGCTGGATCCATAGTATATCATATCTTTAGGTCCTCTGTCAAGCGCCCATGCAAAGTGGCTAGAACCAGTATCACCACCAACAAAGATTTCTGCTGTGGTAATGTGGTAATAATTCTGCACAAAATTGGTGGAATACCGCCAACCCTCAAATGGGCAACCTTCGGTTGGTTCGCCTTTTTTACAGATTACTTTTTCATAATCTTTATATTCTTCGGTAGAATATTTAGCAATAATCTGTTCATATACATTTTTTGGCCAGTTACGCCATTGATTATATGGTGCATCAAACAATGGAAATACAGCAATCTTCTTTTCCATTGGTGCATTATTTGGTATTTTTACCAAATCACCACATATATCTCTGAAATCCCAAACATTCACTTTTCTCCAAGGTAATGATTGTTCACCTGGTTCTGTTGAAAAATAGTTAGTCATCTTCAACATTATCTCATAAAATGTTTGACAATGAGTATCTTCACTAATATTTCCAGGTTTCAAATGAAACCGAATCAATGGATTATTATTGGTTTTTCTGATATGTTCTAAGACATTTGCAACAGCAATCATGTCACCATTACGAATTGTACCAAAGGTACCTGGTTCAATATTGATAATCATAGTGTAATATCTTTCACATAAACTAATTTTGATTTACGATTACCATAATAGTGTCGTTTAAAATCAAACTCAACAGGATGGCCATCCCAAGTTCTCATATCTTCGTCCCAACCAACAATTGTTTCTTTATTCATCAGGTCAGCAATAATACCAATGCCTGTAAATGTGGTGATGAATGGTTTACGACTTTGTTGAATGACATTCAAATTATACATTATATCTTTTGTATAATCAAGATACACTACCTTTGTTGTATCTGGATTAACACCGTTTTCAATTACATTGGTGTTTCTTCTCATGTCAACGGTTGGATCTTGTTTTGATGACCATCTATCACCAATAATTGTTTTATTCGATACATCACCGATAAACATAGGAAAAACTTTAACTTCAAAGTCATCATCAACTTCAAATAACATTCTGTAATTATCGTTTACCCAATTCTCATAACGACAGGTCTCAATAGGACGATTTGAATCTTCTTGGTCCATGCGTGTCCATGAACTGATAGTCATAATGTCACCAAAAGTCAATAAATCATCGGAGAAATCAACATCTTCAATCATTGGTTGATATTTTAGAAACTCTTTGATACCATTAAACTTACGCATCTCTGGTCTAATAATGAGATGAATCTTTTCATTTTTATATTTTGAGATACCTGACATTACTGGTAGTGCATTACAAAAATCACCTAGGTTGGCGGTGCAATCAATTTTAATTTTCATTATAATCCTTAAAAGCAACAAACCAATCATCAGTTGATACTTTATGTAATTCAAACAATTCTGGTTTTTGTAAATATGACATTAATAGAATAGTTTGGTCATCGTCTATTAAATTATTTTTAAGTAATTGGTCTACACTATGGTGAACTAAATGTTCTAGTGTTTGCCACATATCTCTACCTGCAACAATACACGGACCTGTAATGTGAACATCATTATTAAAAATAACATTCTCAATATAAGTGCCTTCTTTCCAATCTTTTAAATTAAAAAAGTGTATTTTATCTTTGGCAAAAGGATATTGCCAATGTTTAACATCATTAAGTGTAGATAGTTCTCTGCAATATCCAAAGTCCATCCAAGCAACCAAATCAGTATTAATAAGATTGGATTGTAAGGCTCTCGTAACAAAAGATGATTTTAAAAAATTTACAAGAACATAGTCAGCATTCCAATATTCTGGATTTTTTACTTGGCCAGGATTTATTTTAGATTGAAATTGTGAGTCTTTTTGAACTCTAGTAATTTCATCTCTTAATTTTTGAAAACTATTGGGAAAATCAATCGTGAGAATGTCAGTAGGTCTATCTTGTCTAAGAAGTTTCACCTCGTCAACCAAATCTTCTGATGTGTAAACAACCATAGGATTTTCCAATTTAGCCATATGACTAAATCGGTCAAGATATGTTTTAGTTGTTCTGTGTAAGTAATGTGGTAAACCTTTATCTGGGGTCCAATCACCACGGCCAATGTCAAAGAAAGCGGTAACTATTGTTATATCGTTCATATATTTAAAAGTTTGGTTTTACATATCGTTTTGTTGGTATCAATTGTTCGGTCAAATTCATTTTGTAATTTTCAATTGTTTTTTGACTTACATTATTTTCTATCCATTCCAAAATATGTTCTTTTGTTAAATTTTCATATTCAATAAAATTTTCCATATTATCAACCGGCAAATGAACAATAAGTGTTGAGTTTGTGGTAGTTTCACCAAATCCGGATTCAGTTGTAATTGTTTTTTTGCCAACAAATAGAGCTCTTATCTCATAGACAACATTATTCTTGCCATGTAGACTATCATGTATACCTAAAGATTCTATTTCATAATCAAAAGATAATTCTGTTGTATTAGTCACGATTTCACCTATATTGTATTGAATGTTATAACTTCATTTTCATTGGGCCAGTAATATTTTTTATAGTTATTAACTATTTCAATGTTTTCTGGCTGTTCTTCTACAAATTTATCGAAATCAAATCCTTTTTGATGGTGATGCGTATCTGTCATATGAGGATTCTCTGTGTAATCTTTACCACAAAAGAAATAGTATGCGACCATTAAACAATCCATCCAACCAATTGTAGGATAATGATTGTCTTGTATGTAATCCCACTTATCATTAATCAATTCAGTCATTCTTGTGTAGTTCTTTAAAAATGTTTTGACATTGTAAATTGAACCACCACCGCCACCATAGAAATCAGTTTTAGGTTTCACTCCAGAAAATTGTTCCATGATATCCAATACAGCAGGAGGAAAACGATTGCCATGACTAATCTTATGACAAGACATCTCCCATTCATCTTTTACTGTGATAGGTTTTCTAATCCAAACATCATCTTCTACCATCATGATATGTGATGTATTACAATTTTCACAGGCATAATGAAATCGTTCCAACCACAATAATACCTTTTCTTTTCTGTAACCAAAAGGTTGTGTTGGATATCCCAACTTATCATCGAAATAATGATAATCTAAATTATATTGTTTGGCAATATCCGATAAATCATCAGCAGCATCAGAACCTAAAAAATAATAAGCATCTGGATGATATTGTCTAATGTTACTAACAATTTTTTCTGTTGATATTGATTTACCAGCCGAAGCCAAATGAAGAAATGATATAGATGCCATTACATTAACCTATCTTTCCAAGTTTTGGGAGTTTTATCAGAAATGATTTCTAAAGGATAAGAGTAATCAAATGGTTTAGGTCCTTTTTTCTTAATGTATGCCACAGTTTCTTGGATAGATTTCTCTAATGTAGTTTTAGTTTCATATTGCAATAACCATCTTGCCTTGTCAGCAGAACAATCAGCGTGCTTAACTTCTCTTGGTCGGTCTGGCATATGAATTGCTTCACCTTCAAATCCGGTTTCTTTGGCTACCAATACTGCCAAGTCTTTGATTGAGATTGTGCCGTCATCAGGACCAATGTTGATAATCTCACCAACAACTTTAGGATCCAATGCCATCTTCTCTAAACAGTTGATACAGTCAGCAACATATGAGAAACAACGAGTTTGATTGCCGTCACCATAGATGATTGCAGATAAACCACGGAGATTACGATTAGCCATGATACTCATAACATTACGGAAAGGGTCATCAAACTTCTGACGAGGACCAACGATGTTGTGTGGCACCGCAATGTTCCATTCCATGCCATGTGTTTCAGCAAGAATCTTTAATACATCTTCACCAGCAACCTTTGCAACACCATAAGGGTCTACTGGTTTCGGTGCCATATCTTCGGTGAAAGGATGAGGTTGATTACCATATCTTGCCATCGATGTGCAATATACAAATCGTTTTACTTTGTTTTGTACCGCAGCTGAGATTGTTGCAACAGAAGCTTCAAATATATTTTTGGTAATAAAACTAGGACTGAATACAGAAAGGCCTTCGTGTGCTGTAGCGGCTGAGTGTATAACAATATCACAACCTTCCATGATGTATGTCATTTTTTCTACATCACAACAGTCTACGACATACAACTTTGCCTTCTTTGGAACATTATCACGATAACCACCAATAAGTGTGTCGTTACCAACAACTTCGTGTCCCAATTCTAACATTCTATCTGCAAGGTGACTACCTAGGAAACCTGCAATTCCCGTGATAAAGATTTTCATTATACTCTCTTTAAAATAGTTAATCCATTATTATTGTGTCGTCTTTCAACTAATTGCCATTCAGGATGAGAATCAATGAATTCTTGAACCGCTGGCCAAATGCCTTTGCCACCAAATTCACCACGGTCAGCAAACAATGTGGTGTCATGAAATAAAAGATATTTACGAACTTTACCTGCGTGTAATTCTAATTCTTTTTGTACCTGCTCATAGATATGTAGACTGTCCACCAACATCAAATCGGTTTCTGCAATTTCAACCTTACGGGTGTCATCAACATGAAGCGTTACATTACGACCAGCATTTTTGGCCTCTTCAAAGAATTCACGAATGCCTGGTTGAGGCATAAACTCATAACTATGAATCTCAATATCGTGTCGTAAAAAAGCACGGGTGCTTTGAGCCCAGCCAACACCAAGTTCAGTCACATGACTACATTGTGATGTTAATTCAGAGATAACTGGTAAATGTTCATGTATGTCTGTATCTCTTGCACAGGCATCTTGATATTCTTTTTCGAAATCCATTATTCGGTCCTAAAAGTTAATATTTCTTCTTGTTGATATTTTTGTTTGATGTGTTCTTTCCATGCAGGCACACGGTCATATTGATGCACGATTGCAAATGTCCTGCCCAATGATGTCTTAACAATACCATCTTCAAATTTTGGTTCTGGTTCTAATAGATGTGGTCTAAACGATTCAATCTTAGATGGGTCAACTGTTGTGCCAGCCTGACAAGCCCATCCATCTAATTGTTTGGCAAAGTAAGTTACATCTTTGAATGGTTGTGTCTGAATGAGAACATTATAGACCGCTTGGTCACAAATAGGAATGGGTCGGTTGATTGCATTGAATAGAATATTGAACATCATATCTTTCACATACTCAGACACACCACCGATTGTTCCTACATTGTATATCTCATTATTTTTGAACTGGTCGTGAACATATGGTCCATAAGTTTGCATAAGATTTTCATTACCCCATGGTTCATCTGCATATCTCATACCTTCAGAACCGGCAACTAGTTTTTTGCCTTTGAGGTGTAATTCTAACCATACAATTGGATTTGTTTGAAAGTAGACATCTTTGACATCTGTGGTAACCACATGACTATAATTCTGCCAAGTGTTTTTAAGAAAGTCGTAGATTGAAAGAAAACGAGCCACATGAATTGGTGCTTTAATGTCATGCATCTTAATGATGATGAAATCTCGTTTGATTAATTCACCGATTGTTTCTTCTGAAGCATTACCAACAACCATGGCTTTATCGCCAGTAAAACCACATTCATCAATGGATTCAACCCATGGTTTTAATTGATTGTAATTGTAATTAGTAAATGCACCGATTATTAAGCTTTTTGACGCCATGGGTAAACTCCATTATATTTTTCAAACATTACTTTATTGCCATTTTCAAAAAAATCTGCCGTAACAGAACCTTGACCACCATCAACACGATAATGGACTGTATAGTTGCCTGTGCAATCCCATTTAGGGAAGTGTTGAGCAATTGTTGCCAAAAATACTCTATCTTGACCCCAACCACCATGCCAAGCGGTTGCTAATTTTATTGCAACTTCTGTCTTAACGCAATAACTATTTGTATCTATGTGATGTATGCCATGATAGGTTTGCCATTTGCCTAACGATTCGCAATCATCAAAGCAAACAAAATCACCGTTCTTATTATGTATTTGTCGTAAGGAATAACACCAGTCTAGATTAGTTGCTTCGATAGTGTCAATACAACTTTTAACATGGTTTTCATATAACCAATTATCTTGGTCTAACCACATTACATATTTTGTATCAATCAAGTGTGTAAAAGCTGCATAAACTCGGTGGCCATAGAAACCTCTGGCACCCACATTCAAAGGCAAATTACAAACCATAATATTTTTGTATTTCGGATGGCTCTCAAAAATCTTTACATGATTTTTAACAGCATGAACATATTCAGGACCATCACAAACAACATAACATTTGGTATCATATGTTTGATTCAATACAGATTTAATAGCGGTGTGAACCTCAGCCGAACCGGTGGTCGGTATAATCACAGTAGCAGTCATAATTTAATCTCTAGTCAGTTTTAAAATTTTCTCTATTTGTTTTTCAATCATTGGTTTACGATTTGGCCAATATATATATTCTTTATCTCCAGTAGAATGTAATTTCTGAAGAAAAGGAATAATCATCTTTTCTACTTCTTTTAAACGAACTTTGTAGTCATCGGCTGTTTCAGCAGTCTTATTGATAACTGCATTATACTCAGCCTCACTTACCGCAGAAAATCCAAAATCATCCTGTATATTGGCATATTCTTTTGCCAATTTATCAAAATCAACTAGTGCCATAATTTAATCCTATAAGTAAGAAAAGTCACACATTAAACGAGTGGGGTAACCATCTTTGCCTTGTGTATCTCTAATGTTCAATTTTAAAAGATATTTGTTGGTAATAATTTCCATATCAACTCTTTTGCCTGTACCAGTTTTTCCACCATAATATATTTTTAATGAATTTGGTTTTGCAGCATCTTGCATATATTTTTTAGTAACATTAAAAACTTTAACATTTCCTTTTCGTATTTGATGCACAACAGTATACCCGTAACCAATACCAGATTCTAAAAATGTTTGTATATTTGAGGTTTGTGATGCGGTCAAATTAATATCTTCAGAATAACCTTTAAAACTTTTTTGATTATAAACATCACAAAAAACTGAAGGATCTATACTAAACATTTTTAATAATTTTAATCCATTTTTATTTGAAATGTTTCCTGATTTAATTTCTGATGTTGGTAATACTTCTTTAATACCAACATTAAAAAAAGTTACGGTTGATGTTGTTTTTAAACTCAAATATATATTTTGTTTTTTATTGCCAACAGTACCAATTAGTGTAATATCAGTAAGCATATCGCCAATATTATTGTCTGCTGATGTCGAATATAAATGAATGTTTGGTGTGTATTGTATTGGTCTTTTTGTATTTTTTGCTCCAGCTTCAGCATCAACATCTAAAGTGGAAAAATTTTTTAGATTTGTTATATCGTAAACTTCGTCTATTGAATAATTTAAATCAGCATCTGTTACTTTTTTGCCTGACCACCAAGATTTAAATGCTGGACCCAAATCTTTCTCAAACTTATTTCCTTTATTATTAACACCTCGCCCACCAGCAGAACCGTCACCAAATTTGATTTTAAGTGTTTTTAGTCCTACTGCTGTTGCTATTTGTTTTTCGGTAAGTATTCCTTTTATTTTTCTGGAAATATTTACCATACTAATGTTAGTTGGATCAATATTAATAGGTGTAGCAATAACTTTTTTTGTTTTTGCATTATTTTGTAAATAACTTAAAAGAGCATTTATCTCTTGTATTTTAGTTTTTTCGCTAACATTTTTCGGTTTGAGTGTTTTAGAAACCTCGATTGCCGATGTTGGAAAGAAAGTATAAGCCATATTATCTCCGTTAAGTAAGAGTATTTATTATACACATTTAACGAATAATGTCAATATTTGTATCATTGGTCCAGACCTCAAGTGTTGTCCTTAAACGACCTTCCGACTTCAATGTATCATAACGATTGGTGGCTTTATTCTTCCACCATTCTATCACATTCTTTAAATGAAACTTCTCATAGTTTTCACCAGGTGAAAGAACATCTGTTTTACAGGTTACATAATCTATCATGTTTTTAAAACCATAATCGGAAATATAATATCGTTTCTGTTCTGTCAACTTCTTAGCATTCCCAATCGTTGTATCAAAAGCAGCCAGTTCTGGTGTGCCTTTCAATGCAGACCTAGTCAATGAAATAATCTTCATAGAGATTTTCAGTTTACGACTAGAGATTCCATCATCTACAATCTTACCAATCTTAGATTCAACAAATGCAACCAAATCTGAATAAGGTTTACCATGCATCATAGGCAAAAAATCTGATTCTGTCAAGCCTTTATAACGAATATATGGTTTCATACCATCATACTGTGAAGATGATTTAGAAGAACCATACAAACTGGTAGTTTCAAACAAACACATATTCATATTGTATTTCTTGTTTATCATTTCACGGACTTCATGACTGGTACAGATGGCAGCCAGAAGTTTACCACCTAGATAATTAAAACCAAATGGCTGAGATGGCACAATTACAAAACCCATCATAGCAGAATCATTGAAGCGTTTACCCCATTCAGGTTGTTGCGTAAACACTTGTCCAAGCATTTCATTTCTAGGTTTACAGTTGATGACTGGTGAACCTAACCGAATGAAACCTACGAACTTTCCTGACTTCTTCTCTTTAACTGCCAAATGAATGCTACGACCAACAGGTCGGATATTAACATGAGAACTGGTAATTGAAAGTAAGGTTTCCCATGTATCATTATGAATTTCTACCACTTCAATATCCATATCTTTTGGATGCATCGTGAAATCAGAAAACAAATCATCTTCTGGTGCAAATAGAGGATTCAAGGACATTTCAGATAATGATGCCAACTTCTGGTCACGCATATACTCATCGATGCGGTCAAAATTACCAAAGTAATCTTGAAATACCTTGGCACAATGTATCCCATCGTCTTTAGATAACATCATACTTTGAATCCATCAAATTGTTTCTTCTCATGCTTAATTTTGTTGTGAGCACCAATACCTTGATGGCCAGCATCAGCAATTCCTTGTTGTGCAGATTGTTCCACATCATATAGTTTCATCTTTGCTCTATCGACACCAAGTGTAAATCGTTTATGGAATGTTGGATCGTTATAACGATTCTTCAACTGTTTTACCATAATCTGACCCATTGCTTCTAAATCTTCAGATGAGATTAAGGCAAACATTAAATCGGCGGTCGCAGGCAGCCCGAAGCTCTCACTCGTATCCTCCAAGCCTGGATCACTCGATGTGAATCCGCTTCTGGTAGTTTGAGTAGCAGATACAATAGGAACATTATATTCAACCGCAAGTCCCCTAAGTTCTTCTGCAATGGACTTGACATAGGTGTAAGAGTTAATATTCGCACCAGCTTTGATACGAGAAGAACAACAGATATTAAGATAATCCACAAAGATAATATCAGGCACGAAAGACCTTTTGAGGTTGAGTTCATTTAATAAAGTTCTAAAATGTGTTGTTGAAGCAGAAGCGGTTGGATATTCTTTGATAATAAGTTTACCAGTTACTTTTTCTTTTACACGATTTACTTTCTTATCATATAAATCTTTAGGTAAACTCATCAAGTCATCAAGTGTAACATTCAGTAAGTTTGCATCTATTCTCTCTGCAATCTTTTCTTCAGCCATTTCAAGGGTGATATAGAGGACATTCTTGCCTTGCACCATAGCACTGGCAGCAACATGGCACATAAACAAAGATTTACCAACGCCAGTACCAGCAAGAGCAATATTAAGGGTTTTGGCAGGTAGTCCTCCCTTTGTAATTTTGTTAAAATATTCCAAATCAAAGGGGATTCGTTCTTCTTTACGGTGATAAAATTCGTATCGGTCATCTGAGTTTTCAAGATAATCGTGTCCTACGGAGTTGTCGAATGAGATTGCCAAGGCGTCCGATAATATCTTGGGAATCGCACCTTTGTCATTTGTTTTGTCTTTACCATCGAGAATCGAAATAGACCCCAATACAGCGTTATATATGGCCTTCTCTTGGCAAAACTTTTCCGTCTTGTCAACAAGCCATTGAATCTCGGTTTCTGTTTGACGATTTGCCTCAATTTCTTTAAGATAATCTTCACATCTCTTAACTTCGTCATCCGTAAGGTTACGCCTTTCTTTGACGGCAAGTCCAACTGCCTCAATCGATGGCGAATTATTGTAATTTTCCGTGAACGATGTGATTTCATTAAATAATACTTTCTCTACATTATCACCAAAATATTCCGTCTTTAAAAATGGTAAAACTTTCCGTAGAAAGTCATCATTATAAATCAGGGTTTTTAATATCGTCTGTTCCAGTTTCATCAACTATTTCCTGCTCAATATTGTTTGACATCAACTCAACAAGTAAATCACCAAGGTAATTTTTAAACTTGTCATCTTTTTCCAAATTCTTGGGTTTATCTACTGTAGATTCTAACACATCATAAGCAAAAAGTAAATACATTTGTTCATTTTCTTCTTTGAACTTTACCTTACCATATTTGAATATTGTATCTTTATATGGTCCAGTTAATAGACGAATGTTTACCGCAGTATCGTCATCTTTAGGGTAAATGAAACAATAATCAATACCTTCAATCATAAATGTTCCTTATAGTTTAAAAATTGCGTCATACTATATCTTCCATTGCCATTTGGTGAGTTTTTTTCCATTGTAACTTTAGTAACTTCATGCATATAACAACCTGGAAATATTACTAACATATTATTTTTTGGTACAATTTTCAAATTAAACTCAGGTATCAATAAATCTCCACCTAAAAAACTTTTTGGTTCTTTAAAGAAAAAAGTCAATGCTGTGAGTGGTGCCGAATCGCAATGTTGGAAATATGAATCATCATTTTCATAATAAGATAATAAAGTGCTGTCAATATTGCATTTTTCAATATGTCTAAAAATAGGATTTAATTCAATAAGCGGACATACAAGATCCGGATCAAAAATTTTCCTATTTAAAGTCAATATATCAGAAATATTTCTATTGAGATATGTTGAATCTAAAAATAATCCAACATTCGATTTAATTTTACCTTCAATACTTACATCTGAATTTGTTAAGTGTCCCGGTAAAAATTTATTTTTATTGTTTAGAAATTCAAGCTCTCTCCAAATTAATTGCAATTCTTCTTCAGAATAAAAATTTTCAACTATGGCAACTAAAGGATTTTTATATGAATTTCCAAAATATTGAATGTCAAACATCGTACTATTCTACTCCGTTGGTGGTTTTAATACCATCAAATAATTCTTCTTCACCGCCTTGCATGATGGCACCAGTAGCAATTTGGTATTTGTCTTTAACATAATTTTGAAACTTTTCACTTGTAATTAGTGGCATCCAAAACTCTTTAGAATCGGTATCTTTGATACGCCACTTCTTATCTTCTACTTCACCTGTGGTAACATCTACCCGTGAATACCAACCATTAGATGGTTTGATAACAAGACCGGCATCAATTGCGATATCAAGTAATCCACTCCAACGGCTAATGCCGCCATCGAAAGAAACAGAAACAGGAATCTTAGACTTTTCTTTAACATATCGAGATTTCTCCACATTAATGATGAAGTTATAACCTACAACTTCGGTACCTTCTTTTTCTTGTTGACGACCAAGAATGAAAATGTTATCGGCTGAATAATATGAACCTGTACCACCGCCAACGATATCTTTAGGGAACATTCCAATTTCTTTGTAAGTATGATTAACTACAATCATTGGAATATCTTTCATCGTCAAATGTGGTGTTACCATTCTAAATAATGATTTAACTTGTTTTGCACGGGACATATCTGCAACAGATTTACCTTCAAGTGCATCATCAACTTCTTTCTTGGATGCCAAGTTACCAATAGAATCAATGATGATAATTAGTTTGTCGTCCCTATCAAGGCTCGTAAGTTGTTGCATAATATCGAATTTGAGCTGTTCGATATCTGTGAGGGGAGTGTGCAATACACGCTCGGTATCGATACCAAAGCTGTCAAAATAACTCTGAGGAGTACCAAACTCACTATCGTAGAATAAAAGAGCCGCATCTTTGTATTTGTCCAAATAAGATTTTGCCATCAATAAACTAAACGCAGTCTTAAAGTGTTTTGATGGACCTGCCCACATTGTAAGACCTGGTGTCAAACCACCATCTAAACGACCACTCAAGGCCACATTGATAATTGGCACCGAGGTTGGAATCATATCCTTCTGTGTGAAGAATTTTGATTTCGATAGAATAGCTGATTCTTTGATACTACTATTCTTTTTAATTTTGTCAAGTATACTCATAATTTCCTTTTTTAAAAGTCACCACCATCTAATCGTTTTTCTTTGAAAGCCAATTCTGCTTTCTCGTCATATTTACTTATATCTTCTGTTTTAGTCTTTCTAACAGGAAATCCTCTTTTGCCTGTTGTTATCGGTGGTATAGTTTCACCTGAAGCTTCACTAATAACAATATTTTCTTCAACTTTCATTTCGGTGATATTTTGTTTATCCACTTCTACTGTTTGTTCTTCTTTTTTAACTGGCTCTTGTGGCTCTTCAGGTTTAACAGGCTCAGGTTTTTTCTTTGTGAAGATGGGTATATCGCTTGATGATAATCCAACAATCGTACCATTTTCAATGATAGGTCTACCATTTCCTTTCGCCATTGACATATTCGCTGCTATCAATAATAACACAGCTAACGGGTCAAATACAACCATTATTAGCATGATTACCAATCTTACAGCCTTATCTAAGCCATCTTCATCATCAGTACCATATACCATATCACCAATATACTTGATAGGACCAACTTCAGCGGTAAGTTTATTTGATTCTTTAAGTAATGGTAACTTTCTCTTATTAATTTCGGTAAGTTCTTTTTGGGTATCTTGAATTTGTTTATCAAGTCGGTTACTTGCCGTTGATGGATCTTTAGCACGAGCCAACAAATAATCCAATCTTTCTTTAGTAATCTTTTCTTGTTGCACCAATGTTTTGACTTCAAGTGTATTGGCACCGGCATCCATAGTAGAATCAATATGTGCCTTAGATAAGAAACCAAAAATACCCATCGAGGTAATAATCATCAAAATGACCACAGAGAAGGTCAAATATGATTTTAATAAAAGTGGGCAGGTTTTCCAATTACGATATAACCATGATGTAGTAACTAATTTGCTTAGTTCTAAAACCGAGCCCATAAAAACGATTGGCCAAAATGCACCAGTAAAGATTGCAGCCAGACCAATAACGGAATAATAGGCTGCAATACCTGATAGTAATAATGCGGATAGTAATGTTAAAAATGTCATGAAAAGAAATCCTCTATTGAACTTGTTTTTTCTGTTGACCACTTCATACAATCAAGAATCACTTTGATTGGTTCTAGGAATGCCTTATCGAATTGCATATCATAGTCGATATATTGTTGCAACTCAAACTCTTTTGGTAAACGAGATGGATACGAGATAACTGTATCTTTAAATGGATTTGGCATTTTAAGGTAAGTAAACTTAACCTTTTCACCTTCTTGAATGAGTGGATATTTTTTGGTGAGATCCAATCGTTTTAGATTGTTGTTATAGATAATTGCACCTTTAACATGAATTGGTGTGCCTTTTTTGTAAAGGTTAACCGCATCAGAGTAGGTATTTAGGCCATTGAGACCACGGGGAAAAGATATTTCTTCTACTGGCAATTTCTTAAACTCTTTTCTAAAATCTGCAATAAAGGTATGAATGTCATCTTGTGTACCATTCACCATTAACTGAATTGCTTCTTTCATTTTTTCACGAATGGCAGATGGTGTGGAAGATTTAATCATTTCTAAACCCATCACCTTCATTTGAGGTTCGTTGTATTGAACACCCTCATTATTATATACATTCAGAATATATCTTTTCTTGGCAGTCCAAATACCCTTATCAGAAAGACCTTCACGCTTCATCTGCATCTTTTGTTCATAGGCATGGACATATTCAGCCAATTCATCATAAGACTTATCAATATATGGTTGTATCTTTTCTTCACAGATTTTATCCATGAGAGAAATTACCTTTTGCTTGTCGGAAGTATCTTTGATGAACTTATTAACCAATTCACCCATGCGAAGATAGATTGAATCTGTGTCGGAAGCAATAACATAATCTCTATCTTCTGTATTCAGAATCTTATTCATCCAAGAATTAATCTTGTTTTCAATCCATCTTATAGATAACTGGCCGGCAGTAGTAACGCCAAGAGCCATACGCAAATCATAGAAACGAAAATACTGAGAGCCCAAAGCGCCATAGGCAGAGTTGAGTGAAACTTTTTTTGCCAATTGAATGTTGTTGTATTTTGCAATTCGTTTTTCAATTTCATATAACTTGTTTGAGTCTTTTTCATTTTCATATTCCTGTTTTGCTTGAAGCATCAGCTTCTTAAATTTACTTCTATCAGTATACATTTCTTCCATCATCTTAGGTAAGAAACCTTGAATGTCGGTACGGAAGAATTGGCCATTGGGAGTGACTGTTACATTTTGTAAGTTGGAAGTATCAATCGATTTACTTAACATCTTATCAACAGAAACACCTTGAGAAAGAACTTCACGCATTTCATCTGTATAGTTTTCAGGTTCAATCAATGTTTCAGGACTGATATTATATTGCATCATGAGGTGAGGGTAGAGTGAATTTAGGTCAAAGCTGGCGATATAATCATGTAGTCCAGTTTGTGGTACTTTAACATATGCACCTTCAAACGCAGAATCTTTATCTTTAGTTATTCTTGGTGGAACAATAATGTTCTTCTCAAACAAATAAGAATATGTCAAAGAATCCCACATACGAGTTTGTGCAAAGACATCTTCAAAGTTTGTTTTGGTATCATATGCCAAGGTTACTGCCAATTCAAGTAACTTTAACTTTTCTTCTAGTTTGATGATGAGTTCAACGTCTTTAATGTTATACTCAATAAACAGTTGATAATTCAAACGATACAAAGAATGTAGATTGTCATAATCATCATATGCAATCTTACCTTCACCAAGTTCTACTTGTGCAATATTATCCAAACGATACGATTCTTGTGACTTACCACCTGGCGCATACCATTTGTATAGTTCGATATAATCTAACGATTCAACACCAACAAGACTGTAAGAAGTCATCTCACGACCATTAATGATGGCCTTGCGTTCTGTAATATAATTCCAAGGTGAAAGTTTTTTGGTTTCTGGTTCACCAAGAATTTTACGAAAACGATTTACGAGATATGGTATATCGAAGAACTTGGTATTCCAACCTGTGATAATATCAGGATAGTGGTCTTTCCAAAAGTTCATAAATGATTTACAAAGATTGTATTCATCCTTACAACGGAAATAAATCTCTTTGCCTTTTACTTCATACTCACCACAACCAAACACATATGATTCACTATTGGTAAATCGAATACAAATTGCGGTGATAGGTTCATTTGCTTGATAAGGATCAGGAAATCCATTCTCTGAACCCACCTCAATATCGATTACAGCAACAGATACTTTATCATAATCATAATCAACCATACCTCTATGTTCATCTGCAATATAGGCATACTCGAATCGTGTTTGACCATAAATTTTGGAGGCACCAGAAACGCCATCAAATTGTTTGATGAAATCTCTGGCTGAACGAATGTCACCAAAGATTTTTTGTTGTAGTGGTTCGCCTTCAAGATTTCTGAATTTGATTTCTTGAATTCTGGTCGCCGGCAAATAAAGAGAAGGCGAATACTCAATCTTCTCTTTTATTCTTTGACCGTTTTTGATGCCACGATACAGAATATTGCCACCAATACTCTGAACATTTGTATAGAAATTTGCCAAGTTAACCTGTGATTAGTTGTTTTGTTGGTGGAAGAACAATACCTGAACCAAAGATTGAATTATAGTTTGTAATAAAATCTTCCGCAGGTGTATAAGAGTATACTACATTCTTCTTAGCCAAGGCAACCGTGGCATCAGTTTTTTGTTGGGCATGAATGGGAAATGGTGCAAAACCAACAGAGGGTTTACCATCAGGACCTCGAACTACTGCAATGCCAACCGGATTAGTTAATACCAGTTCCGTTTCAGATTCAGATTCTACTTCACCAAGAACATCTTCACCAGTTACCAATTTAAGTGCTAAAATTTTCATACTATTCCTTTTTAATATAAATACTTATGATGATTTGAGTTACAGTATACTATTTTTTGTCTTTTTTGTCAACACTTTAATGGTATACTTAGATGCCCGATCCGATATCTACTGGCGGCCAGACCGCTGTTTCTTCTTTAAAGAGTGCTCAAAATGTTGGTAAACAACTAGGTTCAGTTGTTATGGACCAACAAGCTGATATGGAAAATGCCATTCAGCAACAACACAAAGCACGGGTTCAAGCTAAACTGGCAAAAGAACATCACGCTGCCATATTAGAAGTTCGTGCCGTAGAAAAATACGAACAACAAAAGGCACACGAAAGAGAAATAGAAAAAGTCAAACAAGACACCATACGCAAACATGGAAAAAATGCCTGGATTGAAGTAGAGGCCTTAAAGGCCAAGATGGAAAAAGAAAGAGAAGAAGAAAACAAGTTAATAGACAAAGACCGTCAAAAACAAATTCAAGTTTTTTGGTGGTGCATGACTGCTTCAGCATTAATAACTTATTTTTTTAAGTTGTATAAAATATGAAAGATATGCAACCATTCATATTCGTAGCCGTTTTGATTCTTTGTTTAGCACTAATGGTGGTAGAATCGGGAGTAGTATTTAAATAAACTGAAAGTGAGATAACTATGAATAAATTGCCTCAAATAATTTTTACCGTATGTTTAATTGGTAGTCTTATAATCATGACGCTAGAAGTTTTAGCAAAACACTAACTGGATTGGTTTTGTTTTTCTTTTAGTCTTTGTTCATCTTCAATTCGTTTGAATTCGTCATCCAAATTTTTGTCATCCTGTTCTTGAACAGGATCATGTTCTTGTGTCATCTTCCTCTACCTGCTTTGCGTTGCACAGTCATCTTAGGAACAAATGTTTGTTTTGGTTTTGGTTGTTGTGGTGCTTTTTGATTTGGTTTGATTACTGCTGGTTTCTTTTGTTCAGTCATAATAACTCCTTAGTGGTTGCGGAGAATGGAATCGCACCAATGCCCTCCGGATTATGAGTCCGGCGCTCTACTCCTGAGCTACTCCGCTATAACTTTATATATTACATCTTGCCAATGAATAACAAGATTTTTATTATAATTTTGTGTTTTGCCTTTTCTTTTATTTTCTATACTTGGTAAATATTGTAAATTGTCTTGATGGTGTAATCCACCTTCAGCTAAAGATATTGTATGGTCAACTTCATATCCTTTTGGACAATGTTCATAAATCTTTTTAATTAATTTTTTATCTGCATCAGGTGGTGTAGCATTTCTTTGTTTTGCTCTGTACCGACTAACTGTTAGTCTATTTTTTAATGCCAACTTTTCGGGAGTCATAGTCCTACCTAAAAAAGCATAGTAAGCATTAGCTATTTTACTTTTAAGTAATTTTTGTTCTTCTGTGTGTTTCCATCCAGGTTTACCTAAACCTGGGTGGCCATTTTTGGCAAAATATCTTTTTACAGATTCACTTTTTTTCTTCTTATCTTCTTCCGTCCATGTTCTAGAATTAGCACAAGACCTAGAACAAAAAGTTCCAGATTTGTCATGTAATGTATCACATTTTGGACAATGTTTCATATTATTCTAAACATTAAAAAATCAATATTACGTGTTCGATAGCAACAACATATAATTCTTTTTCGAGTTCTTTACCAGAAACTTTAACTGCGCCGTTCCAATTAATTAGAACTTCATCACCAACGGAAACTTCATCGACTTTAGGACCAATAGATTCAACTAATGCTCTATCAGGACCTTCTGATGATTTAAGAATAATACCAAATTCGGTTTGTTTTTCACCAGCAATTCGTGAAACAATAATCTTGTCTTTCATAGGTTGCAAAACCATAATTTACCTTTCAATCAAATTAGTATATAGTCCATTATTGAGAATACTGTTTCGTGTTTAAGAACTAATGGGTGGACTTATCATAAAGTATAGGCGCCTATCTTTATGCGTTACCACTCGTCAGTCGTTCTCTCAGCTTTGCGTTTTCAATCTAACTTTTGCGTTGTTAGATAATCTCCTTATAGCGGATACGGTTTCTGAGATAGTGATTTCCCTAACAGTTGGGATTGCTTACTCTTTCGTTCACATTCTCAATGATGGAGCGGGATGACAGAATCGAACTGACAACAACAGATTGGAAATCTGTAGTTTTACCATTAAACTAATCCCGCAAATTTTTATTCTGAAGCTACTGGTTCTGCATCTTTACCAAACTTTTGTGTTTGTAAACGTCTTGCGATAGCTTTCTTGATTTTAGGAATATGTTTCTTACGAGCACCATCTAACATCTTAGTTAATTGTTCGATGTTCAAAGGACCTAATTTTTGTTTACCATTTTTGGTTAACATTGGATTCTTCTTAGATTTTGCTACGGCCATAAAATATTCCTTAAATAAAATTTGGAGCGGTGGCCTGCTTTGCTCAGGTAACAAAAGAGGGTATCTTCTGTCGTGCTATCACACACCGCATTTAAACCATAATACACTACTTATGTTACTTTGTCAACAACTTTGTGTGGTATATTTTGGAGTGAAAGGTGAGATTCGAACTCACGGATTTACGGCTTTGCAGGCCGTTGCATTGGACCACTCTGCCACTCTCACATTGTATCCTATTATAGACAATAGCCTAAGTTAATGCACATAATAGGATACAATTTTTTAGACTTCTCGGAACGCCTTACTGCTTTGTTACTCTTACGATGAACTCCTGCCTTACGAAACAATGCCAATTTGACAAGATAGTTTCGTGGTTGAGGAGTAGTTTTCTTTTTCATAATACTCTCCTGATTGTAAAGTTTATTTTTTTATAAAATCAACAGCAATAGAATATCTATCATTTTTTTCCCATGGAGGAACCGTATGCATTGTATTGGAATCCATATAAACAACACTATTGTCTTTAGCCAACACTTTTAAATATGTATTGTTAATACAAAATATTGTTCCATTATTTTCACATCCATAAACATAATAAAGAGCAGTGAAAATTATACCACGATGATTATGGTAGCCAAATGTAGAATCCTTTTTGCATACATTAAACCAACAAGAACTAATAATTGAATTGTCTACAGGACTATGTTTTCGTATTACATCCAATAACAATTTAAGAGAATTATTTTTTTTATATTTTTCATGCATATCATCATAAGATTGATATAAAGGAACCACATCACACAAACAATTTTCTATTTCATAGTCCATTATTTTTTTTAAATTTATCCTATCTTTGTCAGATAGAACATCATCGATAGTTAATATATTCACAATTTTCTCTCGATTGTAAAGTTTTAAAACTTTATTGTAAAGTTAAACACTACTGATTGTAAAGTTATGGGGCTCGTTATGTAGACGGGACGGCCACCTCCGTTGTTGTCGGCCGAGAAGTCCTCAACCCATTACTACACTTAATACAACAATCTGGTGGAGCATCTTGGGATCGAACCAAGCGTGCCAGAGGCGGCGGATTTACAGTCCGCTGAATCACCATTGATTCTTCTGCTCCATGGTACACGATACCAGAATCGAACTGGTCTTCCCGCCGTGAAAGGGCGGTGTCCTAACCGATAGACGAATCGTGCATTAAGTGAACCATTATACACGAACCATATAATATGTCAAGTGGCTGTTGTACCAACACAACAAATAAAAAACCCTAGTAAAAACTAGGGTTAAGTATTTGCCACTCTTATAATCTATTTCCACCCTAATGGTTCTGGAATAATATCCGAATCTGGATTTTGAACACCTCGAAATACTTCCCAAAGTTTTTCTTTAATAGCAAACTTGGTAAATAAACCAGCTTCATATCCGTGTGCTTCTATTTCCCAAGGTTGAACCCAATAATCAATCGTATCAGAATCAACTCTTTCACCTTTCCAACGAGTTAATTTTTCGTTGGTTTCTCCATAGACATATTGCTTAACATGAACCATCTCATGTGCTAATGTTTTTAGGATATCATAACCACTAATACCAGAATGAATTTCAATTTCAAATTCTCTTGGTTTACCACTATCGTTATAATCTTCTACTGAAGCATAACCGTAGGCTGGAATATCTTTATTGAATTTTATCCTGACAAAGATGTTTTCCAACATTTTTTCAGATATCAATTCTTTTGCATAAAACTGAGCAGCACGCTTCACAAACGGTCTAAAACGCTTTTTATCGGGACAACCAACTATACTTAGCTGCATTTGGGTTTCTCCTTAGTAAATTGACCCAATACAAAGCATATTTATGACCTACATCAATTTCACCAGGTGAAATTACTTCTCCACCTTAGATACCATTATATCACACTTCTCCAAGAATGTCAAGCCGTCATTATCTCGATAGGAATGGCGGTAATATACCGATTTGACACCCATGGCATACATCTGTTTGGCACAGTCTACACAAGGTGCATGGGTTAGGAACATCGTAGAACCATCTCCAGAATCATTACTTTTGGCCAACTTAGCGATTGCATTGGCTTCTGCATGAATCACTTCCGCTTTGGTCTTAATGCGTCCAACACCACCATCTTCGTCTTTGAATATCCATGGGTCGGTACTATATTTTTCTGGTATATTACCAATAAAATACTCTTTTTCTTCACATTCATTTGTCCAGCCTGCAGGCATACCATTGTAACCAATACTGATGATTCGGTCATCTTTTACCACGATGGCGCCCACCTGTAATCGTTTGGCGGAAGATAGCTTAGCAAATCTTTCCGCCACATCCATGTAAGCTTGAATAAACTTATCTTTCATTATGAAGTGTAATAATCTTCTTTACCTACACCACACTCTGGACATTCAAAATCTTCAGGCAAATCTTCCCATTTACCTTCTGTCTGTTCATCGTGGACATGGCCACAAACTACACAAATATGTTGTTCCATTATAGATTCTCCAAAACTTGTTTATAAGCATTAGCATGACGCTCTTCAACTTTCTTCAAAGCAGCAAATCGTTTTTCTGCTTTTTGTAAAATTACACGGAATTGTTTTGCGTGTTCTTTACTTTCTTCAATTTGATGTTGAGCTTCTAAAGCTGCTTGTTGATTATCTTCAACAATTGCTTCATTCATCATTGTTGGATACATTCTAGTAAACTCATATGTTTCACCTTCAATGGCTTTTTCTAAACACTCTTTAGTAGAAGGTTTACCAATCAATAATTCAAGGTGTCCCCATGCGTGGAGAATCTCCTGGTCTGCCGTGTGTTCAAAGTGTTTTGCAACATCTTCAAATCCTTCTTCACGAGCAATCTTGGCAAAATAACGATACTTGATATGTGCCTGTGATTCACCAGCTAAGGCACTTTCTAAATTTCTAATTGTAATACTCATAAAATCTCCATAAAAGTTAATAGTATAATTATCTATATCTCAAATCAATAAATTAAGCGTTATACAGTATATGATATATTTTAATGATGTTTATCAAAAAAATTAATTACCAATCGCCATTATCGAACCATAAACGAATTGTAACAGGCAACAATTCAATCACCAAAGCATCTTGTTCCCATGCCTCATTGGTTTTATTATATGCAAAATTAATTCTCCAATGAAATGGATTTAATTTCAAAGTAATGTTACATCCGGAATACATTAGCCAATCTATCATTTTAAACCTTTCAGATAATATTCTGTAATTTTGGTTTTTAACATATAAGGAATATCTTCATAAGGCCATTCCAATTTAAATGGACAACCTTCAGAACCCCAACTCAAATTGTGTAAAAATCCTCTAGCTCTTTTTAAATCCTCTATGCTAGATGGATCAAATTGGTGCCTTTGATAGTTACTGAAATTTTCAATCTTATTGCTACTCATTTCACATACTCCAAATTATCTTTTCTCATGTAGTGTATTTCTTGTGTTTCACTACTAGGTATACTTTTAACCACAGGAATAAAAGTAATACCTTCAATCTCATTGCTTGCCCAATTTGAGTAGGTATAATAGATATCTTGATTCGTTTTTGAACGAACCTTTTTGAGAACGGCTTTACCGCCAGTTGTAGTGGCAATATAACCAGGTCGAGAGGGTTTAGTTTTGTTCCAGTTTTTCATAATATAATTATAACATAAAAGAAGGGGGCTGTCAAGAGCCCCCTATATTACCTACCGTTTGGGTAGTTCAATTGTTCCCATTCCTCATCGGATACAGGCCACCAATTACTCATCTTTCGATTTTACGGTAATTTTCTTTACCGCATCTTGAACCTTTACCATGTTTTCTAACCAAACTTTAAGCATACCATTTGCAATTTCAGCATCTTTAATTTCTACCTTATCGGCAAGAGTAAAAGCACGATTGAAATTACGATTAGCAATACCTTTGTAGATATAGTTATCTTTATCATCGGAACTATCAACTACAGCACCTTTGATTACCAACTTATTACCTTCTAAGGTAACTTCAATATCAGTTTTAGCAAAACCAGCAACTGCCATTTCAATGACATACTTGTTTTCTTTTACTTGTTTGATATTGTATGGAGGATAACCAGGTGATGCTTTAGATAC